GACCGCCGCACCTGCCGCAAGCGTCTCGGTACTGCGCCCGATGGTAAATCCGGAAATTGTCAAAAGCTGCCTCGAAGCTTTGGAGCAGGAGGAAGAGAAAGATATGAAACACGCAAAAGCTGCCACGCAGGTTTCTGAAATCAAAATTGAAGAGCCAAAAGCTGCCGCGCCAAAACAGGATGCAAAAGCTGCTCGCTGTAATTTCAAAAATGGCGCTCGCAAGCCTCTCAAAGGAAAAACCGCCGACGTGTGGGCAATGGGCGACAAACTTCTGGCAGAGCTGGGCCGCACTCCGGAGCTGAAAGAAATGAAAGCAGCAATGCCGTCTTACAACGGAACAACAGTCGCCATTCAGTTCTACGCTTGGAGAACTTATCATGGACTTAAATAATATCTTTAGTTATCAAGACGGAGAATTATTTTGGAAAATAAAGCCAGCTAAACAGATTTCTATTGGTAGTAAAGCTGGTGTACCAAATAAGCGCGGATACGTCCTGATAGGATACAAGGGAAAACTATATCGTCGTTCAAGGTTAGTATGGGAGTTGCATAAAGGTCCGATACCGGAAGGACATCAAATAGACCATATTAACCATTGTACATGGGACGACCGCATAGAGAATTTGCGCTTAGTGTTGCCAAGCGATAATAGTAAAAATCTTAGCAGGGCAATAAATAACTCTACCGGAGTGACAGGAGTTTACTTTAATAAAAAGGCATGTAAATTTCAGGCTTACATTCAAATAAACGGATTGAAAAAGTATCTAGGTTTATATGATACTATAGAGGACGCAAAACAGGCCCGTAAACAAGCGGAAGAGCATTACAAATTTCACGCCAACCACGGTCTGGACGCATAATCTATAACCACATCAACCAACGGGCTTCTGCGGGAGCCCAGGAGTAAAACATGAAAACATTTATCCGCTCTTACACAGATATCAGAGGCCTTCGCAAAGGAACAGTTTATGAAGTCGCCTGCTTCGGAAATAAATTGCTAACTCCTTATTACAATAAAGACGAAAAGCCCGTACCAATGACCAGCATTTGGTCCGAATGGGTAAGCGAAAAATTGTCGGGTATCATGTCCGACGACACATTATCCCACTTCACACCTGTACAGCTCTAAACTTCACCGGGCCAGCCCTCCTACTGGTCCGGGCAACCGCGCAATAAAGTCCTCCTCCAATATCCCGCGATTAAGCGCATTATAGCTTGATATACCTTCCGATCACAATAGTTCAATAATTTATTCCATTATTCCAATTATTCCGGAATCTGGAATAATACTGTATATCCATACACTATATTCTATTAACAATTTTGCCATGACTTGCAAACTTTCACTTTTTGTGAGTTTTGTGACTTTTTGGAGCAGACCCAAAAACATTCAAACAATACCAATAGGTACTATATACATTACTAATAAAACCTTATTTTATATATATTTATGGTATTAATTATTAACTTTTAGTTTCTATCCATTTTTAGTCTGTTGACTGAAAGTTTTAGGTTTTTGCGCTCCAGAGTACCGATTCCATTATTCCATCAAGTAGGAATAAATTATTCCACTCACATCATTTGGATTTCCACCCATTCCATTCACTATTCATTTAGTATCTATACTATTGATTTATATACGTTTTTTACTAATAGTCGGGATTATGGGTGTTAGTGTAAAAATGCGTTTTACCCCAAAACGCAAAAAGTTACTGTACCAACTTATTGTTTTTATTAAAGTTTTTAGCAACAGTCGCACCACAAAACTTCGCAAAACTTCGCAAAACTCACAAAACTTTCGGTCAAGTTATCTAACCTGCGGAACGGCTACTATTCCTACCCAAAACTTTACATCACATGTGGTTATATATTAACAATTATCTCACATCATAACTTCAGGTGGAATAATTGTGGCTGCCCTGCTATGGATTGTGTATAGTGCTGTCAGGAGGTAGGTATGGACTGTCAAAAAGAGTTTGATCTTAAATACATAACCACATCCGAAATTGAAAAGCGTTTCGGTCTTAGTCGTCGAAAATTATGTTCGCTGCGCGGTAAGCTGCCTGGGGAAGTTAAAATTGCTAACGTGCATGTCTATGTCCGCGAAGTTGCAGAGCCTGTCTTAAACCAGTACGCAAGGGTGAGCTATGGGTCGTAAGTGTCGCACTGTGCCGGGAAGCAATTTCAAAGGGCGGGGACTTGGGCGCAGAAAGCCGCGAGTGTCGCGGGAAAATGTGAGCGGGCGTGAAGGTGTTACTTATGATTACAAAACTGGTAAATGGCTTGCTCGATTAACATGGGTGGATGTAAACGGGGAAACAAAGCGAACATTCCTTGGACTGCACGACACCATGAAAGAAGCTTGCGAAGTATATGACGCAAATAATTCAGCTTATGAAGAATGGCGGAGGAAACAGATTTATGGCTAGAATAATTCCATTTATAGGCAATAACACTATACGAGTCAGCTGCCCATGGAATAAAGACCTTAACCGTCAGGATGAGGATGAGGATGAAGCATGTGGATACGTGGAAGAAGAGGACGGAACAGCAGAACTAAGGGATGAAGGAAAAATCTATCGTTCCTTTATAAGGATTATGGATAAGTATCACTGTATTGGCGTATATCCATCTCAAGAGGAAGCTTTTCGAGCTATATCTAAAGCTCATGACGTACTCGCGTCCGTGTTAACGCTAGTTTCTAACAAAGGATAAGTGATGGAACTGTTTCCCTCTGAAATTAAAGCTTTCCCACAATGGGCGGTAGCTGATGCGGACAAGAAACCGCTCGTATGGGACAACGATATTGGACGTTTAATGGCTGCGGATGTTACTGATCCGGATATGCTTATGACGTTCGAAGCTGCCCAAGGTTGTGCCGCACATTTCAATAAACCTTATATTGGCTTTGTGCTTACTGCACAAGACCCGTTTACCTGCATCGACCTGGATGTGAAGAATGCAACTAATGAACCGGATCCCAAGAAGCACACCACACCGGAGCAATTGCGTCGCTTCGAACAGATCATGACTGCGTTCGATACTTACACCGAAGTAAGTCGCTCAGGCTTGGGTGTTCACCTGTGGTTAAGAGGTAACATCGGTAAAGGTCGTCGGCGTGATGGTGTCGAGGTTTATAGTCAGGAGCGTTTTATTATTTGCACAGGCAATCCTGTCTATAATAAACCAGTTGCGGAACGTGATCATTATCTTACTATGCTTGTGAATGAAATTGATCTTCAACGCAAGACATATGAAATTGAACTGGTAGAAAAAGATCCGGTAGAAGACGACGCAACTATTCACCAGCGAGCACTTGAAGCAGACAACGGTGACAAGTATGCACGGTTATTCAATGGTGAATGGGTTGAAATGGGATTCCCTTCCCAGTCTGAAGCAGATCTTGCTCTTATTTCCATGTATGCATTTTACACGGAAAGTAATGAGCAATGTCGTCGTTTATTCCGTTACAGTGCACTGGGTAAACGTGAGAAGGCTAACAAGAACAACGTTCATATTGACCGTTGTTTGCGCATGTGTCGCGGTCGCATGGAGCGTGAGCGCATTGCCCAGGAAAACGTAGCGGCGCTGGCGCGGGATTACGCTGCCCGTATGCAAGCAGCACACAGTGCAATGCAGCAGGTAACGGAAATTCCTGTAACCACAGTTAGCCCGTCTGGTGAAATTGTAGTTGCCGAAAGCACGTCCATTGATGCAACCGCTATTGAATGGCCGCCGGGCCTTGCTGGTGAGCTTGCGAAGTACATCTACAAAGCATCGCAACGTCCGGTGAAAGAAATTGCAATCACAGCATCGTTAGCATTTCTTGCTGGAGTGTGCGGTAAGGTGTGGAATACTATCACCAACACAGGGCTGAACGGTTACTTTGTGCTCATTGCCCGATCTGGTGTGGGTAAAGAAATGCTTCACGCTGGGCCTAGTTATATCTGTAAACAAGTAGGTGAGCAATTACCGCAAGTTCACGAATTTGTAGACATGACTAACTATGCTTCCGGTCCTGCTTTGCGTAAAAGTTTTGCGGATCATACTTCGTTTGTGAATATTAACGGTGAGTTTGGTAAAACCATCAAAGGTATGGCAACCGCTCAGCCTGGTACTGCAAACTATACACTGAAGCAAACTATCACCGATGTGTATCAAAAATCTGGTGCAATGGATGTTGTTGGCGGTATTGGGTATTCTGATAAGGCTAATAATACCAAAACAATGGAAGGGGTGGCGTTCAGCTTGCTGGGCGAAACAACACCGGACACATTCTTTGAAGCATTAACCCGTGAAATGATGGAAGATGGCTTCTTGTCCCGTTTCCACATTGTACAATATGAAGGGGATCGAGTTCCTGCAAACGAAAACCCTGAAATCACAATGCCTCAGCAGCTAAAGGACATGGTGTGCCATCTCGTTAACCACACATTAGTGACAATGGCGAAGTTTCAGACCGTTACAGTCCAGTTAAGCCCGGAAGCTGCAAGGATTGAACGGGAATTTAACTTGTTGTGCGATGAACACATTAACGCAACAAAAGATGAAGCTATCCGTCAGCCATGGAACCGTGCTCACCTTAAAGCTTTGCGTCTTGCTTCCCTGTTAGCAGTGGGGGAAAACTGGATCAATCCGGTTGTTTTGCCCAACCACATGCAATGGGCTGTAGATTTTGTTACGCACGGGCAGGACATTATGATCAACGCATGGGAAAAAGGTACTATTGGCGGTGACGATGAAACGCGTGTGAAGGCTATTTGTCAGGTCTGTAAAGACTATCTTGGCGGTAAGATTGCGTGTGATCGTAAAGAACTGCGTGTTGACGGTATTATTCCAAAGGCTACTATTACGCGCAGAACTTACGGTCTAGCTGCATTCAAGAATCACAGAATGGGAGCAGGTACTGCAACAGACCTCACTATCAAGCAACTTGTAGACATGGGGGCGCTCGTTCCAGTTACACGTGAGGACGCATTGAAGCGTAATTTCAGGGGCTTGGGATGGTATATAGATGAGTCAATTGAGAGTGTTTTCAAGGACTTAAGCCAATAAATAAAGGGCCAAACGGCCCTTTATTGTTATCTAAGGTAATAATCGTCGACTTCATACCTTGCCATAATTTCAGATACTTCCGCCGCATTTTCCGCTTCTTTGTAAGCTTGCTCGGCAGATTCATAAGTACCATAATAAGTCCAGCTTTCACCCATTGGACGGATATAAGCTTCAAATTTACCAGTACGCGGATGACGGGTAATTTTAAAATCCGCGCCCATAGTGCTATAAATTTTATTCAACATGACCATTTTGTAACCCTCCGCTCTGTTTATGCTTTAATAGTACATGCAGACCGATCAGAGGTAAAGGCAATTCGTGCTATTTTGTAGATGTATTTCAAGTCTAAAGTTGTTGCATACATTACAAGTCCTGCTATACTTACAGCATAAAGTTAACGGAGGGGACAATGTTCGAGATTTTAAAGTTATTTGCTGGTGCTATCTTTGTAGCTGGTTATTTCTGGTTCATGTACATTCTATGAGGTGTAAAAATGAAAATTAAATTAGAAGTTATTGTAGGACAAGCTCCACTCGATCAATTTGGTTACATGGACAAGGATGTGATTATTATTGGCTTAGACGGTTCTTTACATGCTGTAGGTAGACAAAATCTGATGGGTGGTGTTTGTAATTGTTGCGGTGACAATTTTCCAAAACATGAACAATATATTCTTATCCCTAAAAATATCAAAGATTGTGAGGTATAAAATGAACATTGACGATTTTCCTGTGTTGCCTAGAAGAATGCCACCTCAGTTTACTAGTTCTTATTTTAGAATTGGGTATATCATAGATTATCAATTAAATCTTTTGTCGTATTTAAGAAAAGAATTAGACGGACTGAATGTTAATAATATTGGTCAATTGCGACAAAGGCTCAAGATTAAACGGCGTATAACGGAATTAAATAAGGTTGTTGCACAACTTTTTAGATATCATAGAGTAGTTAAGGTTAAGTCGTGACTTTTGTGAGGGTGATAAAGATGACCGATAACGTTCTAAGATTGCAAGCTTATGGATTAGCAAGTAAATTTGGTTTCGGGGACGGGGATATTATTGATGGTTTTTGCGAAGACAATAATATTGATTTGCAGGAAAGAGATCAACATGATGTCCTGATCAAGCTGGTAAGGACTTATCTTTTACCGCTTATTCCTCATGTTCAAGTATATGAAATTGGATCGCTTCATAATCCAATTCGCTGTGAAGATGAGTTTATAAAAGGGCTTGAACAGAGCAACATTTACGTTGATGTAAGTATTGATCAACTTGTACAATGTATTAACGAAACAGAAAAGGCGGACTGGTGATGGGAATTGTAAATACTATCTGTGAAGCAATTTATGCGGAGCTTATCCGTATTGAAACAAATTTGCACACAGAAGGACGCAAAGAAATTAAAAGAGTTCTTGTAGATTTCCCGACAGCAATGGCTATCCGAAGAGATGGACATTTAAACTATTGGGGTAATGAATACATTGACGAGTGTGATGGAAGTTCACGTATTCACGTAGCTATTCTAAATTACCCAATTGTCCCAACTGATCAAGTGACAGGTTTTGAGCTAATGTTAGACGATGGAACTTTAGCACCAAAAGCGGCAAAGGGAACCGCGCAAAATTGAAGCTTGCCATTCAAGACTGCATCCTTTAAGATAACCACAGTTAACGAGGTTTAACAATTTAACAACATTAACTTAGTGAACGATGCTTAACTCAAGCCTTTGAAAGCGGTAGCTGTACCTCCTTACAGCAACTACTTTCGCTAGGCTTCCTGGAGCGGACAGGATAAACCCGCAAACAGGTTAACGATGTGAACGATGTTTAACGCGACGGCGCCAGATGTACCAAACCGTCACCAGCCTTTGGCGAGGCTGTACGAGTAGGCCAGGATAGACGAAGACGGCAGTCAAAGTAAGCTATCCGACAATCAAGAGAGCCCAGGAATCCTTATGCCTGGGCTTTTTTGTTCCTTGAGATCAACGCAACTTCAATATAAAATTCTTTATGAAGTGTTTTACATTAAAGTTATGGAGACAAACATGGCAGTAAATATTCGCGCTAAAGGTCAACGCGGTGAGCGGGAAGTATGCGATTTCTTTAATGCAATTTATGCCGAAATTTACGCAGAGCTGGGGATGCAATTACCGGAAAAACCTATTGCACAGCGTAACCAGAATCAAAGTGCTGTCGGTGGTTGCGACATTAGCAACACCTGTTACCACGCTGTAGAGGTAAAGAACCACGCTACCCCACAGGTTAACACATGGTGGAAGCAGACTGTTCAATCTGCTAAAGAGCTTGGCAGATATCCAGTTCTTATGTATAAAATAGAACGTAAAGGATGGAAGGTTGTTCTACCGCTTAATCCAGTTGTCTTCAGCAATGGGGAATGGCAGTGGTATGAAGTTAAAGACTCCATCCGCGCGGAAATTAGTCTTGATGACTACCGCATTATTTTTAAAGCTCACGCGAAACAATGGTTAATTGATCGCGGTTCAATCCAATAAGGTGAAATTATGACGGACGTATTAAATACCATACAAAGTTCTTATGCAATTGATGTTGAAAAATTTGCCGCAGCATTAAGCACAATACCACTAGGGGTAAAACGCTTAACGGACACCGCTATTTTACCAGTGTTTGCCAGTGCTGGGGCCGCTTGCTTTGATCTGCACGCGAATCTTAAGTGTGAAGACGGTTGTGAGCAAGTTCTTTTCTCCGGTGACCAGATATTCCGAACAGGTTTAGCATTTGATATCCCTAAAGGATATGCACTTATGGTCTATTCCCGTAGCGGTCATGGTTTTAAAAATGACGTTCGCTTAGCTAACTGTGTAGGCGTTATTGACAGCGACTACACTGGGGAAGTTAAGGTCAAACTTACCATTGATAACGATTGGGGCTTTACTGTTAGTCATGGTGACCGTATTGCGCAAGCTATGCTTATCAAGGTGCCTTGCGTGCAACTGGTAGAAGTGGACGAGCTTAAGACCACTGAGCGCGGTGCTAACGGTTTCGGATCTACAGGAACATCTGCCAATGTGGTTACAGCAGAGGAAGAAGTGTCTTTGCATCCAATTATGACTTCACGTCATTTAGATAAAAAATAAGTCTTGCCTGAACACATGGATGTGTTACTATACCTACATCGAAACAACACAGAGGATAGAAAAATGTTCGACGCAAATAAGGCAGTACAAGCAACCGAAGCTGATGTAATTGAGTGGTATAAAACTAAAGCAGAATTGCAAAAGCTTCAAGCTCGTGAGCGAGCACTCCGTGACAAGATTATTAAATCGTATTTCCCAGCTCCGTCTGAAGGCACTAACAAAGTAGAAATCACTGGCGGGGTTATGAAAATGACCCACAAGATTGATCGTAAGATTGATTTGCCAAGCTTAAACGGTATCTTGGGTGATTTGATTAAAGTTGGTGTTAACGTTGACCAGCTTGTGGAAAATAAACCTGTATTGAAAGTTGCAGCTTGGCGAAAACTTACAGCAGAACAAGCGGCAGTCTTCAACCAGTGCGTTGAATCGAAAGTTGGATCTGCGTCACTGGAAATCGTTCCGAACAAAGCCTAACCACATTAAAGGGCGGTATCCGCCCAAGAGGAAACTAAAATGCGTAAAGAATTTCAGAAAGCTTATCATGCCCTTTTAAAAGGTGTTGTAACTGTCAAAGTTAAGTTTGAAGCAGGTGGTCGTCTTTATACCTACCGTGCTCTGGAAAGCGATCAATTACAGCCTGGCAATACTGTTGTTATTCAATACAACGGCAAGTTCTTCACTACGGAAGTAGTAGAAGTTGATCAGTATCCGGACTTCAGCAAAGATGTTGAATACAAATGGATTGTTTGCAAAGTGGACGAAGAACGCTATGCACAGTTCATGGAACAGGAATACATGTTCGAACAGCAGATGTTGGCGTTATCTGCAAATAAAGAAGCGGAAGCAACTAAGAAAGAACTGATCGATCAGTACGGCGAAGAAAACGTCGGATATTTGGCAGGTATTGCTCAGGGAAAAGTACAAACTCCTACGTTTGCTGACGTTATGGCGGTTCTGTCGGGTCAGGCTTTTATCACTGAAAACACTATCGCGTATCCTGCTAACGTTGGTGATTTAGAGAGCACTATCCGTCAGGTTGTGCAGCAAGATCCAACGAAAAGCGGTGGCGTGTTTGTTCAGGTACTGGGTCGCGGTCAGCGTGTAGACTGGGAAAGTCGTTATAACAAGCATATTGCCAAGATGCATAACTTAAACGGTTTTACTTGGCGCGATTTTATGGCGCCAGGCGCTAGTAAGGAGAATGATCAAGATGTAGAATCCGCTAAAATCTTGTTCGATCGCTTCAAGCGTAAACAGTATCCGATTGAGCAATACATCGAAGAGTTCAAAGACAAATTGTAATAAACTAAAGGGGTCAAAAAGACCCCTTTTTAACAGGAGTTATTATGCGAGTAACAATTATTTCTGATGCAAGCTTCTGTCCAAATACAAAAGCTGCTGGCTATGGTGGATGGGTTGTTTGTAACCGTGGAAACAATGCTAATGGTGGTCCTTTACGTGGTGCACCTGATAGCGGAGCAGCGGGAACAATGGCTATCTGTAATGTTATTTGGGAAGGAATGAAGGCTAAATTAATTCATCCCGGAGATCATTTAATTGTACAGACGGATTGTGCAACTGCTATTAAAGTTTATAAAGAAGCCCGATGGACAAGCGAACAGGAAGGAGTGGCTTTCAAATGGTTGAACGATCAATTGCGTAAATATAACCTTACTATTGAGTTTCGCCATGTTAAAGGTCACACGAGTAATCAAGACCAACGCAGCAAAGCTCAAAGATTCTGCGATGAACGTGCGCGTTCTGCTATGCGGTTGGAAAGAAGCAAAATCCGTTTGCAGGAATGCAAAGAGCTTATTTCCGAAGCAAAGAAAAAGGAAAATAGACATAAAAAGGGTAGCGGACATTTGCGCCGTAATGCACGCCTAAACCAGAAAGCAGAAACCGTTTGGCGGCGTTCTATGGGTAAAGGTATGGGTGTAAATTCAATTGCAACTCGCTCAGACTGGTCTGACTTTGACTATGAAATGTAAGGAGAGTGTATGGCATTTAAGCCACATTTAGCAACTGACGCGGTTGAAGAAAAGATTAAGTTTCCTTGCTGTATACTGCCTAAAATCGACGGTGTACGCGGTTTAAATCCAAATGGGCAAATAGTAGGGCGAAGCTTAAAGCTGTTTAAAAACCGCCATACGTGCGCAATTTTCAGCGGTCCTCAATACATGGGCTACGACGGTGAACTTGCGGCAGGGGTTGAAACAGATCCGGACCTGTGTCGCAAGACAACCAGTGCTGTGAACACAATTGAAGGTGAACCATTCTTAAAATGGCATATCTTTGATCTGTGTGCTGAAAGCGTTGCAGAGCTGGGCTATGAAGCTCGCTACAACATGATGAAAGACTTTATAACCACACAGCACGCGCTGGGCGAGTTGCTCGACCTGCAAGTTGTGCCTATGTATGTGGTTAAGTCTTTGGAAGAGTTGCTCTACTGGGAAAACATCTGGCTTGAAATGGGATATGAAGGTATTATTATCCGTGATCCCAATAAGCCATATAAACACGGACGCGGTACAGTTCGCGAGGGCGGGTATCTTCGTATTAAACGATTTATTCAGGAAGACGCTATCATCCTTGATATTATTGAGGGTGAGACTAACCTTAATGAAGCTACTGTTAACGAGCTGGGCAGGACTACACGATCTTCACATCAAGAAAATAAAGTTCCTAACGGTATGATTGGGACGCTTGTTTGTAAAGACGTTAAGACGGGCAATACAATCAACGTTAGTCCTGGTAAACTAACGCAAGAGGACAAGATTTATTATTGGAATAATCCCGATAAGATTAAAGGTCGGACTATTTCATATAAGCACTTCCCTCATGGCGTTAAAGATAAACCACGTTTTGCAAACTTTATGCATTTCCGCGATGAAAGTGATCAGGCTTTAGATTAAAAAGTAATTGAGGGTTCAAAGTATATTACGTTACAATGAGCACGAACTTAAAAAAGAGGCGTTAAATGGCCATTGAAATTAAAATGTCTTCACAAGTAGTGCAAGACACAGGTGTTAAAATTCTGGTTTACGGTGAAGCGGGTATGGGTAAAACCAGCCTTGTAGCCACACTACCTAAACCAATTTTGATCAGCGCAGAATCCGGTCTGTTATCTATTGCAGCGGAAAACCTTAATCGCGTTTATGGTAACATGGGTCTACCCATCGTTTACGATATTCCAGTCATTGAAGTTAAATGTCTGGAAGATGTTGAAGCTGCTTATCAGTGGTGCGTAACCCCAGCTAACCAACAGTATTTCGAGTCTATTGCGCTTGACAGCTTAAGCGAAATTGCTGAACAATGTTTAAACAACGCGAAAAAAGGAACTAAAGATCCTCGTCAAGCTTATGGTACTTTGCTTGAAAAGATGCAAGATCTTATTCGTAAGTTTCGCGATATTCCTGGCAAACATGTTTATATGTCTGCTAAAATGGGTAAAGACAAAGATGAAGTCTCTGGCGTTACAGCTTATGCTCCATCTATGCCTGGGTCCAAACTGGGGCAAATGCTCCCTTACTTCTTCGACGAAGTATTTCGTCTGAATGTAAATAAGGATCAGCAAGGTAACTCATATCGTTACTTGCAAACTCAACCGGACTTTAATACAATCGCTAAGGATCGTTCGGGACGTTTAGATGCGGTTGAAGTCCCACACTTAGGTTCTGTTATCAACAAAATGAAAGGTATTAACTAATGAATATGCCAACTAATTTCACCTTTGACGCGAGCAGCTATCAAGCCCCTTCTTACGGCGCATTGCCGAAAGGTTGGTATAAAGCGGTAATTGAAGCTTCTGAGTTTAAACCGACTCGCAATGGCGGTATGGCGATCCAGGTAACCTTTAGCATTATTGATGGCTTTGCTAAAGGTCGCAAAATCTTCGCTCGCTACAACGTTATCAATGACAACGAAGACACTGTGCGTATTGCGTACGAGCAACTGGGCGCGCTTTCTCACGCGGTAGGCGTTATTCGCTGGGATACTCCTGCTCAACTGCATAACATTCCGTTAAACCTGCGTCTGAAAGTTCGTTCTCAGGAAGGTTATGAAGACAGCAACGAGCCAAACGGTTACGCAAACATCAACGATCCGGTTAAGTATGCGGAAAAAGAAGCAGGTGCTCCGTCAATGGGCGCTCCAGCAGTAGCTAACCCGTTCGGTGCAGGTGCTCCAGTACAGCAGCCAGCTTTCCCGAGCGCAGCACCGCAGCAGCCAGCAGCACCGCAGCAGCCAGCAGCTAACCCGTTTGCGCAGCAACAGCAAGCGCCTGTACAACAGCAAGCTCCGGTGCAGCAGCCGCAAGTTCAGCAGCCTGTGCAGCAACCAGCACCGCAGCAGGGCGCCGCAGCACAACCGTGGCAGAATGCAGCACCGCAACCGTGGGATAACCCTGCTCAAAATGCAGCACCGCAGCAGCCAGTTCAACAGGCTCCGGTAGAGCAACCAGCACCACAACAAGCTGTTCAGCAGCCGTGGGCGCAGCAGGTAGCACAGCCTGGTCAGGCAGCAGCGCCAGCGCAGCAACCACAGCAGCAAGCTGAAACGCATCCGGCACAATCCGCAGTTCCGCCGTGGCAGCAGTAAGATAACCCTCCTTTGTAGCATTCATAAGCCGTCTTTCGACGGCTTATTTTTCTAAGGTACTCCAATGGCTATTTACATTGCAGAAAAAACACTTCAAGCAATCAATGACGGTGTGCAAAAAGATCAGGGAGGGACTTACCGTAAATATCTTGGCGTAGTCATTCCCACAATTGAAGATGCATATCGTCCGGAAAGCGGCAACCGCAGCCACTTAGGCGCGTCCCTTATTGGACAATCCTGTGCGCGTAAACTTTTTTATGGATACCGTTGGGCTACAAGAAAAGAGTTTGACGGACGCCAACTTCGCTTATTTAACCGAGGGCATTTGGAAGAAGCTCGTTTTATCGCTATGCTTCTCGCGGCAGGTATGCAGGTTTACCAGCAGGATGAAAACGGACACCAGTTCCGTATCAGTGAAGCAGGTGGACATTTTGGCGGATCCTGCGATGGTGTGGTTATAGGTTGCCCGGACGTTCAACCTGGAATGCCTGTGCTAACCGAAATGAAGACGCATAACGATAAGTCTTTTAAAAAGTTGAAAGCTAAGGGTGTCAAAGAAGCTAAGCCTGAGCACTATGTGCAAATGAACGTATATATGCGAAAGCTTGGACTGGGAGCAGCTCTTTATCTTGCAGTAAACAAGAACGATGATGAAGTGTACGCAGAAATTATTCCTTTTGATCCAGTTACTGCGGACATGTATATTGATCGTGGTGTTGTTATTGCGCTTGCACAGGATATTCCAGACCGCCCATTTAAAGACTCTACATTCTTTGAATGCAAGTGGTGTGATCATTCCTCGTTATGCTGGCGTAAAACTATGCCGGAAGTAAACTGTCGCACCTGTCAATTCCTTGAGCCTAAAGAAGATGGAACATGGTATTGCAATTTCCATTCCAGTACAGTAGATACTCAAGGTCAGAAAGTTGGTTGCCAAAACTATCAAGTAGCTAATTATTACGGGAAAGACTAATAATGCAACTCCGCGATTATCAACAGGAAGCAGTCTATAGCGTTTTTCGCTATTTTGACGCTGAAAAGGGTAACGCGGGGAACCCTTTAATCCTGTTACCGACAGGGACAGGAAAATCGCTCGTTATCGCGGGGTTCCTCGATCTGCTTTATAAATGGTATCCAAACCAACGCGTAATGATGCTAACTCATGTCAAAGAGCTGATTGCGCAAAACTATGATAAGTTAATGAAAGTCTGGCCCGAAGCGCCAGCAGGTATTTACAGCGCAGGTCTAAAGCGTAAAGAAGTCTATAACCTTATCACCTTTGCAGGGATTGCATCTGTTGCTAAGCATCCTAAAAAGTTTGGCAAAGTTGATCTCATTTTTGTGGATGAAGCACACCTTATTAGTCCACGTGATGCAACAATGTATAAGAAGTTTTTTGCAGCGTTGCGTGAAGTTAACCCGTATTTAAAAATTATCGGTCTTACCGCCACACCTTATCGATTGGGTTATGGTTCAATTGTTAAGGAAAACGAAGAAGATGATGCATTATTTGATAAAGTAACATTTGATGCAACTACACCTGAAGCCTTTAACTGGTTCCTGGAGCAGGGTTATCTCCTTCCGGTTGTGCCAAAGCGTACAAAGATGGAATTAGATCTGAATGGTGTAGGTAAACGTGGCGGTGAGTTTATTCAAAGTGAGCTGCAAAGTGCAGTAAACCGAGACGACGCAACACTTCGCGCACTTGAGGAAGCTATCGAATGTGGTGAAGACCGTCAAAGCTGGCTTATATTTTGTTCTGGTATTGAGCACGCTAAAGACGCTTGCGACATGCTCAATGATATGGGCATTAGCTGCGGTTGTATCCATTCTAAGCTTGACGCAAAAGAACGCGACGAGATTATTGAAAAATTCAAGCGCGGTGAGTTTCGAGCGTTAACGAACAACAACGTCTTAACCACAGGTTTCGACCATCCTATGCTCGATCTGATTATCATGCTTCGCCCAACTGCGTCGGCGGTGCTATGGGTTCAGATGCTGGGTCGCGGTACACGTCCGGTATACGCGGAGGGGTTTGATCTTTCCACGCAGGAAGGCCGCCTGCAAGCTATCGCAGCAAGCCCCAAGCAAAACTGCCTTGTATTGGATTTCAGCGGTAATACGCGTCGTTTGGGCCCTATTAACGACCCTGTTAAGCCTAAGCGCCCGGGCGAAAAAGGTGCAGGTACTGCTCCGGTTAAAGAATGCGATGTATGTGGGTCGTACAATCATGCATCTGCTCGCTATTGTGGGGGCTTTGCACCAATTCCGATGGACAGCGTAACGCAGGAGCAAGTTCAACAATTGTATTTGAAGGGCTTCAGACTGCGTGGAACGGATTACGTTAAAGAAGGATTTTGCGGTCACGAGTTTAAGTTCCAAACAAAACTTAAAAAAGCAGCAAGTACAGAAGCTTTAATTAAACAGGATATCCCTGTAGTTGAAGACTTTAAAGTTACTCACGTTACTTATGCTAAGCATACCAAACGCAATGATAGCTCTAAGCCGCCAACCATGAAGGTGACTTATTACTGTGGTAGTAAGATATTTAGCGAATGGGTAGCTCTGCTTCACGGTGACTGGGCGGGTCGTAAAGCGGTTGCATGGTGGAAGAAAAGGACTCATCTTCCTTTACCACAAACTATTGAAGAAGCTCTTGAAGTTGCTTCAATGCTTAAAACACCAAAATACATCAAAGTTCATACTAATAAGAAATGGCCTGAAATCTTGAACTATGATTATGAGGGTACTTGTTTCGGTAAGTTTGAAGCACCGCAAGACGATGAAGCTATTCAAGTTAAAGTATATGGGCAGGATGGAATCACCGAAAGTCCAAGCTATAACGATGATGTAAGTTGGGAAGATATAGTTTCACAGAACACCCAGGGTATAACAGTGAACAATGTGGTTAATCCTGTACAAGTAGATGATCCGGATTACGTTCCATTCTAATTGACTTCAACATCTAATGCCCCTACTATTGGGGCATTACTTATTTATAGGGGATTGCAATGTACGTCCTGATTGATACAGATAAGTTTGAACTCTTGGCAAAACATCCTAATTGGTTGACACTACACCAACTTGGAATTATCTGTTGTCCGGAGTCAACACTGGTAACACCAGTAGATGATTTACACGATCTTGAAGATATTGATCTTCAAATGCTTTATATTAACTTGACTGAAAACTTAGGAGCTGCACCATATGAACGGGAAATCGTTGAGCGCATTTTGTTTGATTACTTTACGCAACTTCCAGAAACAATCATGGATCACGCCCAAATCAGTGCACAAGCTGAGTTCTGTGTGGAGTACGATATTCAAGGCTATTGTTCCCCGCAGCTTGGGCAATATGTACCATCGATGGATGAAGGACTTTGGAAACCTGCCCGTGTCCAATACAATGCTGAGCGGGAGGGTGATATTATTTCCGGTTCCAGGGTCGTTTGTGAGCAACCTGCATTGCAACCAGCATGGACGCCCGGCAGAGGTGCTAAAAGTTAAAAAGTCCTAACCCTGATCAAAAATATTTTTAAAAATGTTTATATAAGGGGTTGCGTGTCACAAAATCCTTTGGTACATTTAACCCCGTTGGTAACAAACAAACCCATAATAATTCGGAGTGAAGAAAATGAGTAATATTGAAGACAAAAAAGCTGCTGCCGCAGCCGCTGCTGCCGCTGCAAAATCTGCTAAACCTGCAAAGAAAGAAGCTACTGTAACTGATGCAGAAGCTAAAAAGGCCGCAGCCGCTGAAGCTGCTCGCGTAGCTAAAGAGAAAAAAGAAGCAGAAAAACGCGCTGCTGCTGAAAAGAAACAGGCTGAAATTCGTACCGAAGCAGAAAACAAATTCACTGCAATTTCCGGCGCAGCTGAAAGTCTGAAAATTTCTTTATCTGCTATTACTGACGAAAGTACCGTTGAGCAAATCACGGAAGCTGAGACTCAGGGATCTGCAAACCTGAAGACCATTAAAGAAGCTCTGAAAGAGCTGAAATCTGTTGTTAAAAAATCCAAAGGTGAAGACCTGTCCGGTGCGGTAACTGCTGCTCAGACTATGGTCGATGAACTGGATGCAACCATCAAAGGCTTCAAAGACAAGATCCGTGCTGCTAAACAGGCCGAAAAAGCAGCGGAAAAAGCTCGCGAAAAAGCTGAACGCGAGAAAGAGAAAGAAGCTAACCGTATGCCAGAACAGAATGGTGTTCGTCGTCCGCAACCGGAAACTTCCTGCGGTCGTGCCTGGGCGCTGATGGATCAGATTAGTGCTACGCTGGGTCAACCTGCTCCGATCTCTTATGTTCTGAACCTGGCTGCGCGTCACGGTCTGAACGAAGATACCGTTAAAACACAGTATGCTCGCTGGAAGAAATTTAATGGTGTGACTGGTCGTGTACCGATGCCAGTTCCGGAAGCCTTGAACGGCTTGTAATATCAAAACATATCACGTTATAATGAAAGCGCCCAATGAGGCGCTTTCTTTTTCACTAGAGGATTTAAGATGAATATTAATCAACAAGCTCCCGAGTCCCGTTCTAAAGAAAACGATATGTATTTAGACGTGCATTCGGTATTCTCTACCATTCAGGGTGAAGGTCCGTTCTGCGGCCAACCTGCTATATTTGTGCGCCTTGCTGGGTGCAACCTGCAATGCCCAGGATGTGATACGGATTATACTATTGGCCGTAGTCTTTATCACATTGTTGATATTATGCGCTTAATTGAAACCCGTAAACTGGAATCCGGAAACACCACCTCACTTGTGGTTATTACTGGGGGTGAACCGTTCCGTCAGCAAATCAACCCCTTCATTGAACAACTGTTATCGCGGGGGTATTTGGTACAGATTGAAACTAATGGCTCTATGCCTTTACCTAAGAACTTTTCCCAGTTACCTGTAATTGTATGTAGTCCTAAGACTTCAAAGATTCATCCATCTGTGCTGTACCGCGCAAATGCATTTAAATACGTGCTTAAAGCGTGCTGTGTAAACGTGGAAGATGGTTTACCTCTTCAAGCATTAGATCATCAGGCTACTCCATTTATCGCTAGACCTCCGAAGGGGTTCAAGGGTAAGATATATTTACAGCCAATGGACGAGCAGGACGAAGATCTTAACCACAGTAACATCCAAGCCGTAGTCCAAAGCTGTATGAAACACGGTTACACGTTGCAGCTTCAGGTTCACAAATATATCGGGGTGGAATAATGATCACTTTAGAAGAAGCAAAACAGCATCAGGAAATGATCACTGAGCTGGTAGAAAAACTTAATTCTGCAATTGCCCATGCTACTATGCAGGGTGTGCATGTAGAATTAGATATTAATCACGTTAGTACAATTGGGGCACGCAATCATCCAATTGTAATGTCAAATGTAACAATCAACCCTTGTCATATTAAAGGTGTGGAAGATGAATGAAGAAACTATACTGCTTATGCAGAAGATCCAACGTCTGCAAGACGAATTGAATGATGCTATTTGCCGCGCTGCATCCAAGAAAATATATTCGGAACTTGAAATTCACAAGCGTCAAATGACCTGTGAAGATGTAGTTGAACAAGTAGTTGTTAACCTTAATATTAGCCTTAAAGGTTTCTAAAATGAATAAATTAGATAAACTGGTATTCCCTGTAAAAAATCATAACTCCGCCGTTGTCGTCCTGTCTGGCGGCCAGGACAGCGTGACTTGCCTAGGTCTTGCACTTAATAACTATGATAAAGTTTACGCTATTGGTTTTGCATACGGTCAACGTCATAACATTGAGCTGGCTTGTGCTAATCAAATTTGTAAAGAGCACAATGTCCCGTTTGTTGTCTTTGAATTACCAGCTTTGAAACAGATTGGTAATAGCGCTTTGATCGGGAACGAAGGTGATGTCAACGAACATCACGAACAGCACAATAACCTTCCAGCAAGCTTTGTGCCAAATCGTAATGCCCTTTTTCTGACAACCGCGCACGCTTACGCGCAGAAGGTCGGAGCCCGATATGTGGTTACAGGCGTATGTGAAACGGACTATAGCGGTTATCCGGATTGCCGCCAGCAGTTTGTTGACTTACTTGAAGCTACTTTAAACGTTGGATATGAAACAGATATTCATTTTGTTACCCCGCTTATGCGTTTAAACAAAGCTGAGACGTTTGAGCTAGCGGACAAGGTTGGTTTCTTAACCACAGTTATTGAACAGTCGCACACCTGCTATAACGGCATTCGTCGAACTTTGCATGACTGGGGATACGGTTGCGGGGAATGCCCGGCGTGTAAACTCCGTGCCAAGGGTTACACTGAATTTATGGATAACGCTTACAGCAAACACGTTTGATCTTACCGTGAAAACCGCACCGCTAACGCATTGTTTAGGGTGCGGTAACCCAACTATACTACTAAAGCTTTTAAACCCAACAACCAGCGAATAACGCTGTTAAAACTGGAGAACAAAAGTATGAAATTTATCGTTGCTTACCTGGCTGCAATTACGTTCGTAAACCTGGGCTTTTCCTACCTTCCAATGCTTAACACACCGCTTGGCGTAGTACCCATGATGGCTTTCTTCGTAGGTATTATCTTCGTCCTGCGTGACTACGCACAGCGTAACGCTGGCAAAGGCGTTATCCCTGCAATGATTGTCGGTTGCATTCTTAGCTGGGTGTTCGGAGATCCTGCGGTTGTAGTTGCATCCGTTGCGTCATTTGCACTTAGTGAGTTTGCGGATTACGCGGTGTATACGATTACTAAGAAGCCTTTCCATCAACGAGTATTTATCAGCTCTTTGGTTGCAGTACCAATTGATTCCATTGTATTCTTAAGTATTATAGGTATTGTTAATCCAGGATCAATGGTAGCAATGAGCTTAAGTAAGTTCACAGCATCCGCTATCCTCTGGATTGTTTACGAAGTTCAATCACGTACAGCGAGAGCATAAAATGAAAGATAATCTAAATAAAATTTGGCACCAACATGATGGTAAAGGGATGCCTATTTTTCTTCGTAATGAGAAGTTTGAAGTTCGTTTGCGCAACGGCACACACGTTAAGAATCTATTAGATGGATGGGATTGGGCTATGGAAGGGCGTTCAGTTATGGATGAAAATAGCCCTTATAAAGTTCAAGATATTATAGCCTGGCGATATATCGTTGCGGATGATTACGTCAAACAAGCTAGCGAAAACACTCGCTCCGGATTGTACCATCAAGCTTCTGAAACAAGCATAAGTAATACATTTAATGGTGCAGTTTTTACGAAATACGAACCATCTAAAATTCCCATGAATAAATATCAGAAAGTTATTCATGGTAAAGATCAAAACGGTAATGTTGTAAAGTGCATCGTGGATGTGTATGATGTCTTGGAAGCTTGGAAGTCAACTAACCCAGCTTTGCAGCATTTAATTAAAAAAGCGTTGCAGCCGGGCGAACGCGGGCATAAAAGTCTGGTAGAAGACTTAAAAGACATTATTGCGTCCGCACAACGTGCGCTGGAAATTGAACAATCTAAAGAGGTGATTAAATGATCCCTGTACCTCCAAAACATTTAAAGCCCCACGAGCAAGCTGACTGGTTTGAAGCATTAAGTCTTAAAGAAAAACAAGCTTATATAAGATCACAGAATCCTAAGCTTGAAAGAAGGAAATGCCCCATTCCCGCTATGCGGAAGAAGTATGGTGAATATTACTGGGGTTATTCATTAGATAATGGTTGGTCGCATTTTAATTCTTCCACAAAAGAAGAAACTATGCGTCGTCATTTGGAATTTATGAATAGAGTAGAAGAGGTTTAAAATGAGCTATACAGTAATCCGTTCACATGAAATTTGCGCTGGGCACCGTGTTGTAGGACATGAAAGCAAATGTCGACATCTTCACGGACATAACTATAAGTTTCACTTTAAGGTTGCCCCGAAAGGTCGCACGGATGTTAAAAAGATTACGTGCGGTAAACTGACGCTAGAAGGAGGCCTGGACAGCGTTGGTCGTGTTATTGATTTCAGTGTGGTTAAAACTACGCTTTGCCAGTGGCTGGAAGATAATTGGGATCATAAATTCCTGCATTGGGAAAAGGACAATCTGATTGATGGATTAAAAGATTTAGTAAAATGGGATTCTGAAGAATGGTCACGTTCCCCAAGCGTAGACGCGCAAGACATGGCTCATTTCTTAAGCTCGCTGGTATCGCTTCCATTCAACCCAACTGCGGAAAACTTAGCTGCATACATGGTTGAAGTAATTGGACCACTGCTACTTGACGAGCATGGTGTTCAACTTGTAGAATGCACCATCGAAGAAACTTCGAAATGTCACGTAAACTATAGCCTGTAAGTATGACCACATTAACAAACAAGGAAACTGCAAACCATGTCTAAATATAGTATTGATAGTGAAGGTGTTCAATTCCGTATTGCTAGCGCTGTGCGTGCTTTACTATCCCAAATTGAAGTTAGCGCGGTTCTGCGCCCAGGGCTGGAGGAAACTCCGGAGCGTGTAGCGAAAGCTTATGCAACGTGGTTCGGCGGTTACAATGTAGATATCGCTGGATTGTTTAAAACCTTTGAAGATGGCGCGGAAGGTACGGATGAAATGGTCATTGTCCGTGATATTCCTGTATACAGTCATTGTGAGCATCATATGGCTCCTATTATCGGGCGTGCTGTTGTGGGTTATGTTCCAAATGGGAAGATCGTTGGGCTTAGTAAGCTGTCTCGCGTTGTGGATGCTTTTAGTCGTCGACTGCAAGTTCAGGAACGTCTTACTAACCAGATTGCAGATGCTATCCAGGAGCATTTAGACCCGAAAGCTGTGTGCGTTTATATCGATGCTAAGCATATGTGCATGGAATCGCGCGGGGTTAAGCAGGTATGCGGAAGCTCTACCATTACTAAAGCTTTCCGCGGTGCTGCATCGTTTAAAGGTGATGCTTGGCGTCGGGAGTTCCTTGAAGCTTGTAAATAATAGATAGCTTTACAGATCAAGCCCATATCGGTCATAATACTGGTATGGGCTTTTTAGTCATTGGAGGTTTATTTAAGATATGAATGTATTCATGGCGGCTGTGTATACTAACGGCTATATGCCTGGCCAGCAGCGTTATGAAAAGCTGTCCGAGCATGAGAAAAATATTACTCGCAACCTGCCCCATATCTTGGAATCATACCACTACGTTGGACGTCAGAAGTATGTTGATCAGATGCGTGCGGATGGGGCTAAAGTATTCCTCGACTCCGGTGCATTCTCTGCGCATTCTTTAGGTGCTCACATTGATATTGTTGAATACTGCGAGTACATCAAGCGCAACAAAGATATTCTTCGCGTTGAAGATGGTGCAGTAATGGCATCGGTACTTGATGGTATCGGGGATCCTCTGCAAACCTACCGAAACCAGCTTGAAATGGAAGCCCGCGGTGCTAAACCGTTACCGTGCTTTCACTTCGGTGAAGATTTTCGTTATCTTGAATATTACATGAAGAATTACGAATATATCACGATCGGTGGCATGGTAGGACGTTCCACGGACACGCTTAAAACATGGCTTGACCGTATGTGGGACAAATATATTTGCGACGGTAGCGGACGTGCTAAGATTAAGCTTCATGCATTTGGTATTACGTCCACAACGATTATGGAGCGTTATCCGTGGTATAGCTGTGACTCGTCTTCCTGGATTCAAGCGGCAGCGTTCGGAAGTGTGGTTACTCCTCCGTGGGGTCCGATGCGTGTATCGGAAAAATCACCAGACCGCCACCATTTTGGTAAGCATGTTTCAACGCTAACTGAAATTGAACAGGATGCTGTCCTTAAATATCTTGAGCAGAACGGTTTCACTTACGAACGTTTATCGACAATCTATGAATCCCGCGCTGCATTCAACTTGTGGGCTTATGGTGTAATTGCTGCCAATATTAACGCTACCCATGATGGTACATTTCGTGACCGTGTAATGGAGTTATTCTGATGGCTAACTTAAGAAGACCAAAAGGTAAACGTAAATACACTCACACAGGAGTGAGGATTAATTACTACGGTGAAAACAGAGTTGTATTCCTCCACAAGACCCCTAAGCAATGGCAAGATCAGTCTGGTACATGGTTTAATGCGCAAGGAAGACAAATGGGGCTTTATGGATTACCTCCAACCTGTGAATTAGACTTAACCACAATTAGAGCAATTGAGGATCACTAATGTTAGACGCTCTTAAGTTTGTGCAAGGCTCCGTCGCTAAAAAAGAACTGGTAGAAGGGCTTACCAGTTTTCTTATTCGTGACGGACAGGTACAGGGCTTTAACGGTGTTATTGCACTGGGTAGCCCTATCGAACTGGATATTGACTGCAAGCCTGAAGCTGGGCCTATGATCAAAGCTATCTCAAACTGCGACGAAACGGTGCAGTTAACAATGATGGCTAACGGTAAGCTAAATATCAAGTCAGGTCCGTTCCGAGTCGCTATACGATGCATTGATAAGGAGACACCGCACGTATTCCCTGAAGGGGATCTGTACGAAATAGACGGTGCTCGGTTTGTACATGGTGTGAAATCGGTTGCCCCGTTTGTTGGCTCGGACGCATCCCGACCTTGGGCTTGCGGCATTCTGATTAGTAACGGTAGTTTGTTTGCTACAAATAACGTCACCATTGCGGAATATTGGTTCGGCAATCAATTCCCTATCGATTGCGTAATACCCTCTATTGCAATTAAAGAAATATTGCGCATTAAAGCTAACCCGACTCATATTCAGGTTAGTAAGAACAATGTAACGTTTCATTATCCGGAAGGTCGATGGTTGCGAACACAGCTTATTGATGCAGAGTGGCCCGATATACGTCGTATTCTTAATGTTCAATGTAATGCGCATCCTGTTGACCCAGGATTGTTTGAAGGGTTGCATAAAATTAAACCTTTTGCGGAAGACCGTCCTCGCGTATATATTGAAAACGGTCTAGCGCGTACCCACTATGATGATGCGGAAGGTGCAAGCTTCGTATTACAGGACAGGTCAATAACAGGGGTTTATAACATTGATATCTTGTTATTGCTGGAGAATGTGGTTAAAACTGCGGACTTTAGTTTATACCCCCAACCGTGCGCTTTCTTTGGTGACAATTTACGCGGTGTATTAATTGGAGAACGTGTCTAATGCGTACAGATGCTATTGGATTCTTTTGGCAGGACTTGCCACCTGAGCCAAAAGTAAAGAAAGAAAAGGTCAAACGCTTACCGCCGGAGCGTACTTGGGAACGTCCTGATTATCTGCCAAACCTTGAAGAAGCTCGTAACTTCCAATACAACCTGTATACTCAGGACGAACTTATTCAGGCTTGGATTAACCGCGAACCGCTCGTATACGATATCGAATGTTATCCTAATTATTTCCTGATTGCGTTTCGTGGCGTAAGAACTAAGAAAGTTGTCTATTTTGAAATGTATCACGGTTGCACATTAAACTGCTTGTTGCTTAACTGGATAATGACAAATTTTCTTATCGTGAGCTTTAATGGTAATGGGTACGATATGCCCATTGCTACACTTGCGCTTAATGGGTGCTCCAATGCACAACTTAAAGACGCAACTGATAAGATAATCGTTGAAGATTGGCGACCGTCGGATGTATTGAAAAGTTACCGTCTTAAGCGTATGCAGAACGTTAACCACATTGATATTATGGAAGTGCTTCCTGGGTCTGGTGGTTTGAAACAATACGGTGGACGTGTACATACTCGTCGAATGCAAGACTTGCCGTTCAAGCCAAATACAATGTTGACGCAAGACCAGATGCTGATTGTGCGCTGGTACTGTATTAACGACCTTGTACAGACTGAAGAATGTTTTATTGCACTGCAAGAACCTATTCATTTACGTGAAATCATGTCCAAAGAATATGGAGTAGACTTGCGTTCACGTTCTGATGCACAGATTGCAGAAGATGTAATTAAGCACGAAATTCAAGCATTAACTGGTGTGCGTCCGCAGCGTCCGCAAGTTTATCCTGGAACAAAGTATGCTTATAACATACCGGACTTTATTCGTTTCCAGACACCTCTTATGAATAGTGTCTTGGATATTGTTCGGGATTGTCGCTTTATTGTTAGCGATAACGGAGGGGTAAGCTTACCTCCAGCGTTAACAGGTCTTGAGATTAAGATTGCGGACGGTGTCTACCGTATGGGGATTGGGGGCTTACACAGCTCCGAAGAATGCGCGGGTCACGGTAAAGAGCCTGGAATTAAAAAGCGGGATATTGACGTAACATCGTATTACCCTTCGATTATTCTTAATCAGGGATTGTACCCTGAGCAGTTGGGACCAGCGTTCCTTCGTGTTTATAAAAGTATTGTAGACCGCCGTATTGCTGCAAAGCACAGCGGGGACAAGAACACAGCCAATACGCTTAAGATCGTAATCAACGGGTCTTTCGGTAAGTTGGGGTCCATGTGGTCTGTTCTTTACGCTCCACAATTATTGATACAGGTAACAATAACAGGTCAGCTTTCACTGTTGATGCTTATCGAAGCGTTTGAGCTAAACGGTGTTAAAGTAATTTCAGCTAACACGGATGGTATTGTGGTTAAGTATCCGGACCACATGCAAGATTTTGTGGATAACATGATCAAGTGGTGGGAATCCGTCACAGGGTTTGAAATGGAATCCACTTATTACGATAAGCTGTATAGTGCTAACGTCAACAACTATGTAGCTGTTAAAGAACCAGATGCAGAAGGTCATATTGAAGTTAAACGCAAAGGCTGGTTTGCTAAAACAGGTCTACAAAAGAACTGTACAGGGGAAATTATCATGGAAGCGGTATGCGAATGCCTAGCACACGGGACGCCTGTTTCCAGGACAATCCGCAACTGTACGGACATCACCAAGTTTATTATCCTTCGAGCGGTAAAAGGCGGCGCTGTGTGGAATGGCGAATTTTTAGGTAAGGTTGTACGCTGGTATTTAAGCACCAACGAAGAAACACCTGAGATAATTTATGCTAACTCCGGCAACCGTGTTGCAGGTAGCGCTGGCGGCGTACCAATCATGACGCTACCAGAAAAGATACCGGAAGACATAGACTATGACGCCTACATAGCTAAAGCGGAAAAGTATCTCGAAGATATGGGATATGCCTAAATTCTACTTGCAGACCCTTCGTGGGTCTGTTTTAATATATGCATACAACAAGAGGAGATATAAAATGAGCTTAGTAGATGATTACAATAAAGGTAAAATTGATGCGGTAGAACTTAACCGTCGGCTTAACAAACTCAATGAAGAGAAAAAGCAAGGACGTTACCTTACAATGATTGTATTACTTATCTTTACGGTTATTGGAGGAATTGTCTACGGTTACGTTAACCACACTGTAGATGTTAGTAACAAATGTCGCGCCAAGTATCCAATTGAGGTTGGCGTAACTCCACAAGAAGATATTGACGCCCTTCTTGAGCTTCAAGCTTTATGTCGTAAAGGAAAAGCGTGATGAAATATTTATTAATCCCGTTGTTATTTGTAGCAAGTACAGTCAATGCTGTGGATCTAAAAGAAGCTACAAAGAAACTATGCCAAGACCATCCTGTTAAGTTACAATGTGAAGAGCTTGTGTCCAGCATGTTAACTCATTCTTATGTAATGGGGCAGACACAATTAGGATGCGAGTTAGGTATTGTTGATGCGTGCAAAGCAAAGCGTACCAACAATTATTTTGATCAAAATGCACGCTGGTTAGAGAAACGCATTAGCACCCTTGATCATAGGGGTACTTTTGGGGGCTAGCCGCGTGTAAAACCTTAAAGGGGTACATTAGCATGGCTGGTAAAGAAAAGAGCGTAGCGGACGTTGTAGCTGGGGATGTAGCAGGGCGCGAACCGTGGCAACATGGGGATAAACCAGTTATTTACATTCACGTCTATTACTGGAATAATATGACCGCTGAACAGCAAGAGGCTTTGAAAGTGTTAGCGGACGTTATTGTAGTTCCTGAGGAACCAACTTCCGAAACGCCTGAAGCGTAATAAATGATACCCGCGTTCGCGCGGGTATTTTAAGGAGCAGATATGGCTAGAGCTGCAAAAGGTTATAAACAGACGTTTAAACTAATTGGTGGTCCGTGGGACGGTCAAAAGGTGCAATTGTATAGCGCTGGAACATTAGAGTTTCGTGTTCCTAGTTTCAGCCCTCGTGCCGGTCGTTATGTACCATTAGGCAATAATTACAATCTAATTTGGGAGTTTGTTAATGACTGAGTATGTGGTTATGTATTTTGTCATTGGCGCAATCGCTGCAATCATGACATATTGCTTTTGTTGGAATAACTACGACTTTGAGCTAGCTTATAAGAAACGTTGGAGCAAAATCCTGACTCTTATTTGCATCTTTGTATGTTGGCCAGCTACTCTTGTTGTAACTGTTTATGATCAATATATGTACAGAAAACGCAAATGATGGAATATCTATTGGTAGTTGTTGCGCTGTTTCTGATTATTGTTGTTATAATGACTGGAGATAGCAACGAGAAAGGTTTTACAGCAATGAGCAGGGCGTTATTACGCGCCCTTGCGGTTGCACTACTTGGGACCAGCTTTGCCATGGCGTTTGGGATTGTGGAGATCCCTAGCACCTATTACGGCTTTGTTAAAGTTCAACATCAACTCACTTATGCTACCGTCGTTGGATTGGGTGCTGTAACACTTGCAATCCTGTCAGCTTTTCATAAGCGTTAAAGAAAAGGGGCTCTAGCGGCCCCTTACCATGTCTTAAAATATACGCAAGAAACTACCATATGGATATAAGCCAAAAGGCTTGAAAACTGCTGGTGCAAATGGGTTTACAAATACCGGAGCGGGTGCCACAGGTTGAAACTTCTTAAAGTTGCAAGCCGCTTGAGCCAATTGCCCCTGAAGTATCCCTGCTTGAGTTGTGGGACTTCCTAAACAGCAACAATTTGAATTACCACACATAGTAGACCTCCTTAAAGGTCGCTTTCGTTCTCAGGTTTGGATCCAGGCTTTTCAGCTTCCAGTATTCCAAGTACGGCAATAACTTTAACAGCAATACGTTGAGCTAACTTGATCTGTTGTGCAGTTAGTTTTCCAGTGGATACTACTGTCATTAAACCGCTTAAATTACCCAACGATTTAAAATCGCTGAAAGCAGATTTCATAATGGTAAGTTGATCGTGACCTTCATCTGCTATAACGTGTGCACGAATGGATAATTCTTCAACGACTTTGTCAATGCCTTCATTCTTCGTCATTTGGTTTCACCTTCTGCTCCGGTTTCTGCGGGTTTGTTTGAGCGGACTTCGGTTGCAGCACTTCCTGATCAATCATTGGAGGCCACGGACTGATGTGCTCACGCGCTTCTACAGGCTGTTCCGGTTGAACGCCAAGAAACTTATTAATGAAATCACCTGCAAAGTCAGTACCGTCACTGACGTAAACATGCATACGATCAAGATCAGACTGGCTAATGGAGTTTGGAGCTATTGTAATTTTAAATTGGTGGAAGCCGACATACATCACATTCACGGGTCGTTCGATAGTACCTGGCGTAGGCGGTATCACACCCATTATCCAACAGTAATGAACCCTTCCATCACCCATTGGTTCACAGCCTGCATTAAGCCAGCTTACCTTTTGGTGTGGGAACATGGTAGTTGAATCGGTAGCGTCCCGACGTAACGTCCAATCAACACCGCCCATGTTGATGGAGTTTTTCGGTTTCATCCCGTTGAACTGGGTTACGCCCATTCCTGCGTTTACGTTTTGCATGTCGGCTTCCTATTCTTACATATCTTTCATTTTTTGAAGAGCGCAAGTACAAGCAGCGGCAAGATCAGTTAACTCTTTCATGATCCCTGCGCGGTCGCCTTCTTTCTTACACTCCATTAATTCACGGTATTCCATTTCAACAATGGACATCATACCGCCGGGCTTGTCGTGGTACGCCGCCCACGTATGCGGAGGTTCTTCCATCCGGTCAAGAACATTTGACATAGCTGCCATATGTTCATGATCTCGAGCATAAGAGTGAGCATATTTGTGATCCTCTTTCTCGTGTTCGTGGTCGTGGTGTTCACCTACGCTAATGCGAGGCAAAGCAACCTTCGGTAGTTTAACCCGTGGCATTCCCATCGTTGCGATTTTAATGTGGCCCATGATATTACCTCTATTAAAAGCGCCCCAAGCGGAGGAGCGAAAGGCGCTTTAGTTTAACCACACTTCAACGATTAGCAGCAGCCAGTCGGAGGAGTCGGAGGAGTTGGCAGTTTGAAGTTAACTAACTGCTCAACCTGATTGATCTTACAGGTAAGACCAGCGGTCTGTGCCAACTGAGAGTTCGCAAAGCGAGCTTCCTGCAACTGGGACTTCAGGTCGCAGATCAGAACAGCTTGCGCCTGTGCGTGCTGATCACGGATTAGTGCACGGGTAGCTTCAGCTTGACGTTCAATGTTCAGGTTGGTTTCGCAGCAACACTTCTCGGCTGCTAACTGTGCCTGGAAAGAACGGGTAATGTTAGCTGCTTCGTTGCTACACAGAGCCGCGAGCACTTGGCTTGTGCCGCCCTGGATCTGAGTGTTCAGACCAGCAAAGCCCTGAACGGAAGCCAGCAGGTTTTGAGTGTTCTGCTGAGTAATACCGTTATAGGTAGAAGCAGCGGAGCGTTCAACGGTCAGGTTAGTACCGTTCTGGCCCTGAATGGTCTGAAGCGTACCGTTGTTGATAGCTTGCAGAATTGCGTTGGTGTCTACAGAAGCTTGCACTTCCACAGGACCAGCGAAGTTACCGCGACCACCCCAGCCACCGTTACCGCCCCAACCGTTACCGATCCAGGAACCAATTAAGCCACCGATCGCACCACCGATACCAGCTGCACCAGCTTCACCGCCGAAACCGTCGCCACCGAGATTAGTAGGTAAAAGAGTCATGTCAGACATAGGAAAATCTCCATATATGGATTTGTTAAGCGGATGTAACCAACTGGTTACGAAGTAAAGCATACCCTTTAACATGGTTTTTACAACAATCCAAATGTAAAGATTTTGTAAATTACGATTGACAGCCAATAAAAAGCGCGCCCGAAGACGCGCTGTTGAACCTAGATGTGGTTATGGAAGATCCGTAGTTTGAGTTGTATTTAAATTTAAAATAATTTCTTTCATTTGCTTATTTTCTTTTTCCAAAGATTCAATCTTTGTGATTAGAGTTTGAACAACATGCATAGTATCGAGTAACATTGGAGTTGTATCTAGCTCCTTTTGCTCCTGAGCAATACCGTTATCATCATAGAATTTTCTAGTTTTTACATAAAGGGGTTCTATAGTCTCTACTTGCTGAGCAATAACCCCACGTCGGATACGGGATTTCTCATCGTTATTATATATAAAAGACCGGAACTCTAGCCCCTTTATCACTTCGATAGATTTAGTTGCGTCTATGGCTGTAATATCGTGCTTTAAGCGTGAATCAGATACGGCATTTAATTGTATGGTATAAGTCGCGGAGCTACTAGGCCACCATGAGTAGAAGTAAATACTATTATTGTTGGGTTGAATTTTTAAACGCACACCATATTTGTTATCCTCATCACCAGCTACTTGCCAGCAAGAATCAGCAAATGAACCTAGATCATTATGGATTAGCCCAAAATGCGCGGATGTTTTATATCCTGCGGAAGAATACTGGGAACCACTCAAAATACTATTAAAATTAAATGTACTACCTATATTAACTTCATTCTGAGAAAAAGTACCTTGCACCCAGCCAGTCTGAGCCCACGCCATTCCAGTAACTAATCTAGCTTTAAACTGATCTGTTACAAAATCTCCGTTATCAACAAGTTGAGCAGAGTTTGATTTACCAGTAGATTTATTGTGTATTAGTAGTTCAGTGGCGTAGTTAGCACCAATAGTGGCTTTAGCTCGTAGTGTACTTACCGCTTCACTATTAGCCCCAACCTTATACTCACTTAATATACTTCCACCATAAACAGTAGTATTAGCGTTCGGTTTAGCACTATCTCCATTAATAACAGACCAAGATGTATTCGCAGAGGTAAAGCCTCCAGATGCACGGATCACCCATACACCGATAAAGTTATTTGGACGAATCTCGGTTGATGTGCGCCCGTATACAGAACTACATCTTGACGCATTAAAATTTGTCTGTATGTACCTGCCACCAGAACCTACTGGAGCTGGAGAATCGCTTGAAGTAGTTGATTGTAATGCTCCATCCGTTGCAACTTGACCAGCCGCTGAAGCGAGCGTTACCATAGTATGTGGTGACGCAAAAACTATATTAGGTGCTCCAGATTCATAAACTGTACCGTTATTATTACTTTGACCTCCATCACCACGAGCAAATAGACCGTATAATGAACCAGATTGCACGCCGTTTCGATCTGGTACTCGGAATGTTGTTGTACCATTTCCTAGTGAGTACTTACCACGTTTAGATGGATCTGCAAGCCAGTCAGAATCAGTAATAGGTGAAAGCATCTGCGCATACGCCCAAAGTTCAGGCCAGTCCGCACGGTTGAGTAATTGACCGTCCGAAAAAACTTCATACGGCTGCTTATATGCTCGACTATCTCGTAAGTGGAAATCGCCAACGCCATAGTTCATAACACCATTCATAGTTGGGCCAACAGTACCTGTATTTATTAAGTTCTCAACCCAACGCTTAGTTGCAGCATCATAATCGTTAACAGGGTCTCCGGCAAGTGGAGTAGATCCGATGGGCCTGACGTTTAGCCATGCAGCAGCCCTATCTGCTAAGTCGCTTAAGTTATTATTTTTATTTAACTGATTAGCCTTAAGATTGGTTATATCAGCTGGTATATTAGTCACTGTAGTCATAATACCTCCTTATGCCCATTCACGTAAAGGTTGATCTAATGTAACCACATATCCATCAAATATCTGTTCGTTGAAATTGTGGTTCAATATACGTACATTAACAAAATAACCTTCATTTTTAATGTATATTGGTTCTTGGTCTTCCGAAACCTCTTGTTCGGTATAAGTAAAACCAATTTCGTCCAGAATAATCTTATCCTGAAGTTCTTCATTATCTTGCCAGTTTATTCCAAGTAAGAAGTTTTGGTACTCGCTTTTATTTTTGAATTTTAATGTAATATCTTTCATACGGATTCCTTAAGCTGCCGATCTGTTAGTGCTTTATGCCAGATGCGAAAATTTCTAATATGACCAAATAAGTGACGACTTCCTGCGGTTGTTTGCCCTCCAAGCCTGATTGTTGCGGACGAGACTATATATCTCCAAGTTGTTTTTGTTTCACTTGATAAAGTCCCATTACTCACCGAGCAAGTGTTGTAATCACCCTTCACGCGCATCCCCATAATCATTTTTTCAAGTGACGCGTTTTCATTTACCCGTCTGTTAGATCCACCAATATCACAATAAGGGAATCCATCGAATTCTGTTGAAGAACCGAATGCAAGAATAATAGCTGCGCCGGATTGATGACCGCCGGTATCAAAAACACGTGGCGCTGCATTTGGCGTTTTATACCAGTTCTTATGTACCTCACAAAGAACCGTAAAAGGAAGATTATAAAGATTATTCTTAATTGGAACTGTAACTATATCGCTTACGCGGGTCGCCGCCGTCGCTCCTGATATAATAAAAGATGATACACAAGGCCCATCTTCTACTTGTGGGGTGGCCAGATAAATATAGTCACCAGATTCAACGACACCACCTTTTTTTGGTGCGTATTGTATTGCAGAGGTTATGTAAGTTTCTTTACTTGCTTGAATCGTTGCCTCTACAAAAATCCAGCCCGTAGCTTCATCTTTGTTAACTCGTGCGGTGAGCCTGTCGGCAGCTACACCGGTGATTTCAACCAATAAAGACCGCGTATTAACAATGGCATATCCAAGATTAGATGAAGCGCTGCCATCGAAGGCTTCAAACCTGATCCTTAACAGGAGTTCCAAATCCGTTTTAAATCTGCACGATGTCGTCACACACTTATTATCGCCTGATACATCGACAGCCCCCGAGGTTGAAACTACTGCCATATTAAGGGTTGTACTTTGCCCAATTAATGATTCATTACAAACAAACTTTCCATAAGTAAAACCAAAACTATCAGTTCCAACCTCAGCGACATTCATATTTGCAGATTTACCCCAAGAAGCTGGAGTTGTTGAATTCAACATGTAGTTGGTTCGCTGACCTTCAATCAATAAACCTTCTTTTTCAAATCGTGGCTCATTAATTTCCGCCGTTTTCAGTTCGCCAGATTTGTTGATATATGTTGCCGTTGATGCGCGTTTGAATTTGACAATCTTATCTCCAGGCCATGTAATTTCGTCGTCACCAATAACAATCTTTTTATATGATGGCGAAAAGCCCGTAATCATATCCAGTGAATCGTTAAATGGTATCCATACATCAGGTAACGGTTGAATTTCAGGGGCATTGTTAGCAGCAGCTTCCGCGCGGTCTGCCTCCGTCTTTGCACGATCTGCGTCGGTTTTAGCGTTGGTTGCGCTTGTACCCGCGTTGCCTGCTTGTTTTCCGGCTTCGGTAGCACTATTAGCTGCTTTCGTTGCTGAAGCAGCGGCAGCGTCTTTTAACGCGGTTGTTTCGGACACAGCACTATTTTTAATAGTTTGAGTGTCTGTTTTTAACTTTTCGACGTCAGTTTTAAGACCCTGTATTGTGGTTACAGCTTGTGTTGCGGTATTAGCAGAACCAGCAGCACCGGATTGGGCTTGTTTAGCAGCATCTGCGTTGGTTTTGGAATCGTTCTTATATGTAAGTGCTTGGCTTGCAGAGGTAGCAGCGGCAGTTTTACTATTGCGAGCGTCCGTAGCATCTGCATTTGCAGCAGCAGCGGAACGTCCAGCTTGAAGAGCGTATTCTTCGGAGTTGGCTACAAGTTGTTGGACCTGTTTGATAACATCCGGAGTCAGTTCTTCTGGTGCCCAGTTGATTAAATAACCATTCAATGAACCTTCAGGGCTGTCAGAATAAATAACAATCTCACCAGCTTTATAAGGCTCAAGACCCTGCGGTCCTATAATTACTTTGTAATGCCCTGCTTGTACAGTTATATTATAAGCACCTTCTCCGTCTGTACGAAATACAGCCTCGCTACCATTAAGAACGGTAATTGTGTTCCCTTTTGCTAAAAGAGCAACTGTAGCATTGATAATTGGTTTACCTAAACCATCCATCAGAATACCATATAAACGAGTTGCCATTTGTTACCTCTTGTTTGCACAGTTAATTAGTTAATGGATGCCTCGTGACATACAAATATGGTAAATTAAATTAGAATATAAAACAATATTGCTTAACATCTTTAACCACATAGTTGGAGTAATTATGCCAGAGGGTATTTATATAAACTACAATGACGGCAGACCTGCAATGCAAATAACATCCGGATTGCGAGCCTTATCCTTTTGCGCTAACTTTGACCAGCGTTGTCAGTCTGATCAAAGATTAGTAATCGATACCCCGCTTACTAACGGGTCTGAGCTTTTTGTAATACCAACCAGACCTGTTGAAATTATTGAAGTTTACGATCAAGGACTAGTTGTCCCTTCCCCTTTCTACATCTCTTCCATTTCAAGGAATGGTAACTCCGGTGTTATTCTAAATGGTGGGAACCCCTTTGGGTATACTGGAAAACTACCTCAATGGGCTGGCTCAATTATGGAGGTGTTACCAGCCTCTAATTATAATACGGGCTTATATGTATCTAACTCTACGGATTTTACAGCAATTTCGAATAATGCAAAATTAATGACTTGTCAGTACGCTGGCACTGTCACGGTGAACGGTAGTTTACAACTTCCTGTACAGGGAATCCCATTTGCAAGATGGAGCGATCCCAATGTGTCCGTTGGTTTTGACGGTTCTAATATTATAGTCCGAAATATCGCATACACAGGTCGGGACGATGTTGCAGCTAGTGTTACAATGGATCTTGTTATTTTTAATAACACCCCGCCCACACCTGGAGATGGTATCACAATGACAAACAATATAGGACAAGTTACATTTTCCACAGTGAGGAAACCTTTCTTATTTGACAGAACTTTAGTTTTATCTGGTAGCAATCAAGATATAGGAAACAGATTAATTCAGCTTGCTTTTTACGGTATGAAAAACGTTTATAACGGCGGGTATGACCATGTTCGGTATAATGGAGTTTATATGTACAATAATCAGGTAAGAGCGGAGCGAAACAAAGTAATTGGTAATTTTTATTCCCCTTCTTTAAGGCCTCCGGAAAGAAATATTATTATACCTACTCCCGCTATTGCTATACCAAATATGTATTAATAAACGGGGCGCAGGGCCCCGTTTAACATCTAATCACCAGCGCCCTACTACTACTACACCTCCACCCGATAATGGTACTCGAATACCGTTACTGTCGATTGTAATACCACCATTCCCGTTAAAGCCAAACTGACCAGCGTTAGCAATAACAGTACCTCTTACGGTAACGTTGTTGAATACCGCCCAGCCGTCCTTAACTATAGCCCATCCTTGATCGTTACCGTTCCAGTTATTGGATTGAATAACGTTACCAATTTTAGCATTATTAATTGACCCGTCTTCAATAAACGCCTCCCTTAAGAAAGATTGACCATTCTTAATAGCAAAAGCAAGCTGTGCAGCCCCAGCTACAGGGTTATAAATAGCAAAGTTATCCGCGCTCACCATAAAGTAAGACTGGAATTGACCCCCGCTACCTTCGATACCTAGCTGCATACCGGCGACATATTTATTACCATTATTGTCAATCTGAACTTTTTGACCCCATTGCGCTGAAAGTTTGCCATTAAGGTCAGATAGCGCTTGGGATTGCTGTTGCACAGTAACAACAACATCACCCACACTTGTTTGAACCGAGTCAATTTTCGAAGCTTGACCTTCCACTACTTTGGATAATTCCGTTACACCATCATCAACCTTTTGCACAGTCTCCATAAGGTTTTTGAAAGTTTCAGTTTCTTGAAACTCTTTATCCATAATTTCTATGATTTGTGCAGTTTCTGCCCACACACGAGCTTCAACTTCCACAAACGCAGAAGAGCCAAAGGCGTTGATGGTTCTTACATACCAATAGTAAGTGTGGTCATTGAGTAAGTTATTCTTCTGCCATACAGTACCCATACCTTCGCGAGTTGCGTCACGTTCAACGACATCGGTATTAGCGGACGGTAATTTTGTTTCACCAGATGTCCAGAAATCAAATTGCGTGCTAACGCTAGTAAGTTCTGCAATCTTTGGTATAAGCGTCAAAGAAAAATAACCGTTCTGAACCTCTACAGAAGAAGGAGGGGGAGGAGCTTGGATATTAAACTCCAGATATGCCTCCGGTGATATTGCTCCCCCGTGCGATACCGCTTGAACGTGTGCAGTATACGCACCACGCAGCAACCCAGTGACGCGAACACTTTGGCCAGGGACTTGTGCGGTCCAAATAGTTACACCACCCTGTCTTATTGCTACGCGGTTATATGCGACTTGCCCCATGTTGGTCCAGGACAAGACACCTTGCACAACATCGCTAATCTGCAATACTTGATACTGAAGGTTTTGAGGTTGCGCAATACCACCACTTGGCAAATCAACCAGATCTGGACGCTCCATAGGCTTACCAATAGCATCGTCCCACATCTCCAGGAAATCTTGACGTAAAGTAAGGTTAACACCACCTTTAGGGTTAAAAGACCATTTAGTAACTCGCATTTCAACATTCTTCATGCCAATCTGCGTAATGGTGACTTTAACATACATTCCCGGGCGAAACTTATAACCCTTCATATTACAAGGAATTTCAATTGTACGTCCAACACGCTTACGACGTAAGATAATATTAGACAGGCGTTGAGCTTGATACTCACTTGTTACAAATCGGAAATCCATGTCCTGTGTTATTTCACCGCCATCCTTTTCAACCCATTCAGTAACCACAACTGGAGGGAAGTCTGCTTCAACATAATTTTGCTTCGGATCAATAAATGTCCCTGTGATGGTGTTAGTTCGCTCCTTATAAGAAGTCTCAGGAACAATTTTAATATCACCAGCAATACAGCTTTCATCCAGAGTCATTGTTGCTGGACCATAATATGCGCCTACCAGCAAACCATGCTTACCAGCAACATAGGTTAGTTCCCCGCCACAAGCCTGCAACATTGCATCCAGAATTTTAGCAGGGGCTTCGTCTACTTCAAACTCGCCATTGATTTTGTAGCGTCTTTCTGTAGAACCATCTGCATTATTAACATATTCATCGCAAATATTGGCAGCTTCTTTGAATTGGTCCCAGTTAATGTCTTCGTCTTTACGCTTTAAATACGTGCGGAAGTAATCCAGTATTACTAATGCAGCATTATCGCTAAAGATGGTATAACCAGACCGAGGATCATATACACGACGACCTCTTTTAAGTAGCTTAATATTTGGTAAACCGGACGGGAATTTTTCTGCATTAAACTTAAAACTAATACGAAGCCAGGCAATCCCTTTCCCAATCATATCTTCTTTCCATGAAGGACAGTTGTTTAGCATGAAAGGGTCTACCGTCTGACGGTCATTATGAAATTCCCAAGTAACATAATGTTCGAAAGTCTGTACAAGATCATCCCCAAGCCAAATATCGCCAATCCCTTCTAATGGATGCGAAGCCACAACCAGCGCCATATGCAGAAGCTCATCCTCATCTTGTTCACCAGGCTGTTCCTCTGCAAATGTCATAACGCCCGAAGCTACGGTTGTCCCGTATACAACAGTTCGCGAAGCTGCTGCTGCTCTTAAAACCTGTTTACGTTCTTGCTGACCTTTATAAGCATTAAAATTCATATTAGGTGTCTTGGTTAAAAGAGCACCCGCCGCAGTTGCAGCCATGCCAATAGCTAAAGCTACGCCCGTAGCAATCCATCCCGCCGCAGCGGCAGCGGAAGCACCTAAAGCTATTGCTGCTCCAATTATTGCTGGTGGCATTAGACCCTCCAAATATCCGTAATTTTAATCTTATTAAGCGGGAATGTTTCCACACCGTTTGGACCCATAGCCCACACATATCCAGTCCATAATATGCCAGCAGTTAAGCCCAATGCTCCCTCAAATGTAACCACATCTCCTCTTTGTGCAAAGTTCTTATCAACCCTTTCGCTCAGGTAAGCATCGAGTAAGGTTGGAAGATAAGATGTTCCAACCTTTTCAATTGAAAACCGTTTACTTCCAAGCTCCGTGCTATATTTACCTGCTATTTGCTCATAAATATTTGTGTTGTATTGCGCATCAACACATTTAGCCGCAAACGTGCAGCAATCGTTTTCGCCCCAAGAAAAAGGAGTCGATGACAACTCCCTTACTGTGGTTAATAAACGTGTTTGCCAGCCTGGCAGCTTACTCATACGTGAATCCTGGCGCATCTTTTTTACTCCCCCAAAAGATTGAACGTTCCGCCATTTGTGCAACATATCTAAAGAAGCGATCGCCCGGATGTAAGCGTTGTTGACTTTCATCCGTATAGCGATCCGGTAAACCTTGTGACCAGCGTTCAAATACATTGGCAATAACATAGCTTAATGCATTCTGTTGACCCGCCTGTAAAGCTGTATCTGTGATAAATCCTTCAAATAATACGTTAGAACCAGTAACAATCCCTTGCTCATTCATCACAGCCAGATAACAAATAACGTTACGCCCAATTACTTCTTCATTCAAAGTTTCCCCTACAAGGCTCATGTCCAAACCGCTAAGAGCCATGGACATTGTACTTGAGCTTGTGCTGTTTTCTTCTGTAACAGAGCCAACATCCCCTAGCGTACCTACACCGAGAAAAGTCTGTCCATTAATAATAACCGTTCCGGTCCCAGTATGCACACGAGTTATACCAGAAGGGAAATCTATTTCAGCAGCTAACACTAGCGCAACATTTGGTTGCTCCATTGCGCTAAGTAAGCTATCGCTAAACGGGCTGAATAACATTAAAACGCCTCCGAAAATTTTAAAGTGAAGGAGTTATTGAAAGCGGGTTGGCGCTTAACACCGTTAGTGTTTTCCGCTAATCGGAATGAACCTTGTGGTTTTTGAGTTTCAATCTTAGCACCGTTTGGAGGCACGCTCCTTAACATAGGCGCTATATTTAAAATAACATTACCAGAGGAATCGCTCCAAGCATCCTCTGTTATTAATTTTAATTCATTGTTTACAGCAATGTAATCGCCTTCCCATAAAACCTTTCTGCCAGGTGTCCAACCTTTAGTGGATAAAGTTGTCCCCGTATTGTTAGCACCATTAACCACAGGAGTTCCCATTGGCGGACGTCCCCAGCGGCCAAAATCCTTTAACATAATTCTACCAGCTTTACCATCAAGTTTAGCTAAAGTTGATTCTAGCTTTCTGGACTGCCAGTCGTTTAAATTGCTAAATGTTAGCGTCGCTTCCCAACGTGATCCAGGATAGGACACAGTTTGGGAAGCCCCATTGAAGGGGCTTGTAAATTCTACAGCGTTTGAAACCAGATACCATTCCATTTCTGATGGTCTAAGCTCTTCAGGCCAAGTGAGCATAAATTACCCCATTGCAGTTCTACGAATTGTTCCTCGGGATGCAAAGTCACTAAGAACTTTATTATATCCCTGCTCCGCACCATCACGAGCTGCTTGTTGCATAGCTTGCGTGAGTGCTGCATCGCCGTTCCCTTGCACCGTGATATACTGAATAATGCTAACACCACCGGACATATTCACGCCACCTTGTTGCGAACTCTGACTGTCCAGGAAGCGGTTTAACTTGTCATTAGACGGAGCATTAAGTACACGTTCCCCTTTATCCAGCAACCATGTCCCTTCGCGCGGAACATTATCAATACCGTCATGCGCCATACCAGCGATTGCTAAGCCACCCACAGTAGCAGCAGACGCATAACCCATAGCTTTCACTATACCAGCCATAGCTGCACCCATCGTTGCACCACCTTGCTGAGTACCCCATGCAAGGGCAGCAGATGCAGCGGTTTCAGTGTTTGCCAATATTGATGGAATTTGCATTGCTTTCTGTGCAGCAAACATCGCTTTATAAATAAAGTTTTGCTCACTAACACCTTCTTCCAGTCCCGACAGTATAATACCCAAGGATTCCTGAGAAAAGGATATCATTCGGTTCATAAGAACTTTATCCAGATTCTCCCTTTCCATGCTTGCTTTTTTCAGCACTTGGGTTTTAGCATCTTCATAAAGCTGATAGTAAGCTAAGTCGTCCGCTCGTTGTTTCGCATTAAGCTCAGCAATCTTAGTGTTCTGCTCATACGCAATTTTTTCATAGTCTGTCATGCCTTCATCTAACAGACCTTGAGCAAATTTACGATTCTTCTTGCGTTCATCCAGTTTCTTCTGAGCTTCTTCTGCATCATAAATTGCACCAGCAAGACTTACAACTTCTGCTCTTTCCGCAGCAGTTGCAGATGCATTGAGCTTATTAAGTGCTACTGCTTGCGCCTTAGCTTTGGCGTTTTCCTTAACCCCTGTGGTTACTTCGTTGAGCTTGTTGCGTAAATCGTCAATAACTTTGGCGTTCTGTTGTTCTGCTTTAATACTGTCTTTTGTTGCTTTAGTTCGATTTTTCTCCGCTTCCTCAAGATCATAGTTTTTGCCATAAGCTTCTGCTAACTCTTGAGCATATTTAACAAGTTCTTTAGACGATTCGCTTGTTGCCTCTGAGCTAACATCCTGCCCCATAGCTACTTTGCGAATAAGACTTCCGTATGTATCCGCATCCTTGCCCAAAGTTTGATACAGCCCACTAAGGATCGCAGCCTGGCGAGCGTTACCAGAACCTTTAACAGTGTTTACATCAATCTCACGGTTAACGTCACCTAATTGGCCTTTAAAACGATCAAGGACTTTCTCATCAATGAGTGGTCCGGATTTAACATTGAGCACTGCTTTCATATCAGCAGCAAGCTGACGCGCTAGAGGGATTATCTTCTCTATAGCGGGGCTTGTCATTTCGAGCACATTGTTGTATCGACGTTGTGCGTCTTCCGCGCGTTCGGCAGCTAGCTTGACGTTATCCGTAGCAATCTGTAAGTTCTTTTCCGCACTAGCAGTATCACGACCAGACGCTGCGCGTCGTTTTAACTGTGCTTCATAGAACTTCTGTGTTTCCGTTGCAGATTTTAGTGAAGCTTGCTCACGCTTCAACTGCTCTTCCAGTTCCGGAAGGATTGCTCTAGCTTTAACAGCATTAGCAGCTAACTGAGCTTCCGTCATTTGCATCAATTTATCGCGGACTGTATCAACACTATCTGCAAACTGATTATTTTCAGCACGACCAGCTTCCAGCGATGCTTTATAGGAGTAAATAGCTCCCGCTGCCAGCATTGCTACACCAACAGGACCGCCAATTAACCCCATAGCGCCGCGAACTAAGCTCATTGCTGTAGCAGCACGACTTGCTGCTGGTACGGTTGCATTAAGCGCAGCATTGAGCGCCTGTCGCGCTTGTACATCCGCCATAATTGCTGCGGAATGTGCGCGGGTAGCGTTAATAAGTGCAAGACGTGCACCTGCTTCCGCTGCCGTACCCTTAGCAACCGCTAATGACCCGCGAGCAACCTGTAACGCAGCGAGCGACGCAGCACGATCCGCAGCCGCCTTTTGTGCAGTAACGCCAATGGAGCTTTGCATGACCGCAGTAGTTGCCGCAGTCTGTGCAGCCTCCATCTGTGATGCTTTTGCAGCAGCAATAGACGCTTTAGTCTTGGCGAGCATCGCTGTAATGATACGAGCGGTAATCACTGTGGCTAAAGCTGAACCTACCGTTACAACCGTCCCTAAGTTTTCAGACAACGCAACAAATGTTTGCCCTAATGCTGCAACAGCACCTTGAGTCTTTTGGGATTCCCCCATAAATTTCGTCAAGTTGTTTGTTGCAATTGTCCATTGTTGGTTGAACGTTGGCATAGTGCGGCTAAATTCTTTATCAATGGTATCAGCAGCACCAGATAAAGATTTAATAACCACATCGGCGGTTAGCTTGCCGCTGTAAGCCATTTCACGCAATTGCCCGATGGTAACGCCTAACGCGTCGGACATAATTTGAGTTAGACGCGGAGCCTGTTCTGCAACCGATCTAAATTCGTCACCACGAAGAACACCGGAAGCCATAGCTTGCGAAAACTGAATAAGAGCAGCACTTGCTTCATGGGAAGTTGCACCAGAAACAATCATTGCTTTGTTGATAGTTTCTGTAATGCGTCCAAGCTCCAACCCAGTCATGCCCGTATTCTTCATTGCACGCTGAAGACGGGAATACAGAGTTGCAGTTGCTTCTAAGCTAGTACGGGAACGCTGGGCAATATCAAACACACGTTGCTGAGAATCCGCAACGGTTTCGTTACCCATACGAGCTAGTTCAAGTTTGTTGGTAAGGATAGTCCAGGAGTCTGATAGCGAAATAACACGGTTGATTGTGTCAACGCTGATCATACCTACAATTGCAGCATCCAAACGACCTGTGACAGTTGCAAGCTCGTTTGACGTATTGGATAATGTTTTATAGCTTGAAGTGACACGTTGAGCGGAACGCTCCGCTGTGTCACCTGTACGCGCAAGGTTACGCAGCATGGAGTCCGCTGTGCTAATCCCTTTCGCGTCAACTTTGATTACTAGCGAAGCAGTTTCAGCCATTATCTTCTCCTTTTCCTTCTACCTTTATTCTGATTTTGCATTTGACTTTCCATGAGTTTAGCATTTTGTTCAGCTTCAGACACGCGCTTTTCAAGCCATAGCTGCCGTAGTATTTCGCATTCGTACGGCTGTAAGCTTAATCGCATAGTTATCTGATAGTTATGCAACTCCGTATAACTAAAATCACCTCCTGTGTAAAAATCATCAAACAAGTTAGAAAGGTACTCAAAACAAACGGGTATTTCCTTTTCCCGATAGTCTTTAAGTTTTTGAGGCGTCTTACCAGACTGTTCTTCAACCTTTTGTAGTTGCGATAATAAAGAAGATCCCCCGCCGGGGACTTTGCTATTTAGTTCCCATTGGAGGATCTTCTTATCAATTAACTGTCTGCGCGCTTTTAGAAAAAATTACTATCTTTAGCGGCAAATACGTTAATGTCTTCACGAACCGTTGGGTTCTCTGTTAAGAACTCAAACACATTATCAATAGTCGGCGGCTCTTCAAACGTCCAACCTGCAACAAGGTTAGCTAACGAGCGGGTAAGAATATCTTCCTTCATGTTGTCCGTTACTTCACCGTCGTTACCCTGCATGAGTGCTAACAATTGACGTTGTGCTTTCAGTTCAGCCTCGCGATATTCTGTGCAGTAACGGCTACGGATATACAGCTTTTCACCTGTATTACCAACACCAGGAATAACCACATCTAATGGTTTGGTGTTGGCCGGGTCGTTAGCACGACTTACAGTTTTGAAATCGCGAAAGCTTTTAGATACAGCTTGTTTGGCTTTTTTGGTGTCGGTCATTACTTATCCTTGATATTATGCTGCCGCTAGAACGCGGGTAATTTTGATGGAACTTGCGGTTGTTGGGTCCAGCAAACCGCGATAGCCCATATTAAGCATGATATCACCTTCGCCGTCAATAGGACGTGGAGCTTCGGTAAACTTCACGCGCGGAATTTCAACTGTGTATTTTTGTTCCGGATCAGTAGGATCAATCAGGTCGAACTTGATTGATGTTTCCACTTCGTCCAGATACTTCATACGCAGCTTGTTATCCAGGAAGTATACGTTAGCTGTACCAGTTACAGCACGACGACCAGCAGACGGTTCAATGGAGAACTTCGATCCAACAACAAAGCGCGGAGCAATATCGTTTTCAACAGTAAGACCGATTTCCGTAATAACACTGATTTCTTCGTCGTTTTCCAGCAAGCGACCGGAGAAGCCGTCCATAGGAGATGTAGTGGTGCGGTCTTTAATAGTTGCACCGGACGGAAGAGATTCCGCAATTTCCATTGAACGTCCAACAATGCCAAACTCTACTGTGGTCATGTTTTCCGCAGAAAGTGAGAACGTCATGCTGTTAACTTCACATCCGCGATAAATTGTATATTTACCTGACGGGAGATCTGCGTTATAGTCTACAAAAGTAAACGATTGACGCACAATGCCGCCTTTGAGGACGTTGTCTTGCCATTCCCCACGAAGTGCAGCAGCAATAAGATCGTCAAATGTACCAAAGGACATTTCGCCAGTTACAGTACCTTCAACACTACGTGCACCAAGACGGAAGTCTGCGGTTTCAGCATCGTCACGCAGCTCTTCAGATTCCAGCGTTGCAATATTGATATCCAGACCGGAGCTCGTTACACGAAACGGGGTAAACTTTGCGTTCGCTGGAGTTGTGTTGCTTACATCTTCTTTGACGTAGTAACACGAATAACGTGAACCTGTAGCCATATTTAGTTCCTCTCTTACCTCGGCTCACGAGCCGACCAATAGATTGTGATAAAGTTAACGTCCCAGTTATCTTCAACCCCGCCTTTGGTAAAATCGTTCAGCGAAGTTTGTCCACCCTGCGAAAAGTCTAAACTGACAATCCGTAACGTGTGGTCATCCGGGCACGGGATACGCAAGCCCAGTTTAAACTTTTTCCGAATAGAATCCAAGATTTGATTCTGTTTAGACGTTCCGGTGTTTAAAGGACTGTATACTGTAATTTGATAGAAGCCTGGAATTTCATTCAGACCGTTATCACCTAGAGTTGCTGCATAAGTTGAAGCGGGCGCATTAATTGCCTTTAACCACATCTGGTTGGCTTTAGGTGTAAACTTCTTATTCTTCCAAGCTATACCAATATCCGGTCCAACCGCTTCACGAAGCATTTTATTAAATGCGTCATTAATATAATCATATCCCAGCATTATAGTTTTCCTTCTACAATAGCTTGACGTATTAGCATTGGCAGCTTCGCAACGTTAATACGTACCATACCATTTGGCGCTTGCTGCGACCATCCAAGATATTCAAGTTTTGAAGCGTAGGGAGTCAAATTGCTAAAATAGAAAGTCCAGTCTTTATTATCTGGTAGCTGTCGAACAACAACTCTAGCTTCCGCTTTAGCTAATTCGCCAGTAGGATCGAGGCGGATAGTTTCCGTGTTGTAAGGCGATCCAACTGTTGACCTCCAGCCTCCTTTAGTGCGCCCGGTCTTAACAGGTGTGTCCTCAATTACATTTTCTGTAAACTTGACAACAACCTTTTTAGCTTGTTCTCCAGTCTGAACAAGTACCTTTTGACTTGCACGTCGAATAGCCGCCCCGAATCCCATTATCGCGTTACCTTAAATGTATAAAGAACAGAAACATTAGCTGGTCTGGTATCAACAAACTCGTTAATTGTCCATACTTCCAGTTCACCATCCGGTGACATGCGTTCGATGCGAGCAGTCATCGCTTTATCGCGAGTTAATGGAGGTGTCATTGGATAAGTTAATACTTTCAATTCACCAGCAGAAACCAAACTACCACCAATCATCTTTTCCTTCGGTGAAAGGAAAGCTCCAATAAATGGGTAACGTTTTTCAACGTTTGGATCATCCCATTCGTCTTGACCTTCCCCTTGTTCCATAACCACAAGCGTACAATTAACACCCGCATCGTCAATCATCTGTCTAGCAGCTTCAACTAACTGTTCGTAAGGAAAGCCCATAAATCACCTTATTAATCTGTTCCCAGTGTGATAACCCAGCAAAGGTGACAAAAACGTCATAGCTTTATCGTAAGTTTTTGCTGGACCGGATTGTGCGGTACTACCAGTCGCATATTCAATCTCAAGACCTTCAACTTTAGTTCTCTTGACTGCATATGCTGTAGTTTTACCATTAAGAGGGCCACCAGTTGCGGAGTCCGCTGTAAGCTGACAAACCGCGTTTATAAGCGCTTTTGGTAAGGGGCTTTGGGGTAGCTCGAACCCATCCACAAAAACACCGTAGCGTGGCCAATTTAGCGGTTGCTGTGGGTCAATTTTATAACCCTTAAAGCGCTGTCCGTACCCTTCTACAAAATCCATAGCGTCGAAGATTTTTGTCTTTAGATCTTCATCATCACTTGGAAGAACAATACCTCGCATAGCTGCATACATACGAGCTTGTTCAATGGTGACATAACTGTTAGCGTCCTGTACACCAGACCCATCTTCAACTATCAGCGGAATTTCCATCTTTTTTCCTCATTGCGATTGTTGTAGGAATAAGTGGTGGAAGCTCTTCTTCAGGAACAGAAACGGCGTCTTCTTGACGCCGTTTTCTATTACGTCGGAGGAGCCACAATACATATTGTCTATGGCTCATTTCCATTGTTAACCTCGACGTATCATGTTACGCGCAACCATTCGAGCGACCGGATCGTCAATCGGGTTCTGGAATCGGTGGTCAGAAAGCATGTCTTCTGGCTTACGGTTTTTCTGCGCTTCCAGGAACATCTGAGTTGCAGTAAGACCGGATTTAGGACGACGCGATTCCTGTTCAATAATAATCTTATCCAGATCCGCTTGAACGTCGGCAATAGCAAGCTCCAGCGCGTGCTTAGTGTGGGCAATCTCTTTAACCACATTGCTAAGCTTTTCACGCTTCGCTTTCAGCTCTTCATCGCTTAGGCTGGAAGTGTCACCGATTTTTTCCGGCTCCAGAAGAGCACGCAGTGCTTCGCTAATCTTAACTTCGATTTGCATCGTTGCAACCGCGACTTTCTTTTGTTCTTCATGAGCTTTCTCCTGTTTAACTGCTTCATGTAAAACTGGATCAGCAGATTTAACGGGTTCCACAGGCTCGGGCTCTTCCAGCACGCGGTTGTCGCGGGTGAATAGAGGGGCAGCAGTCGTAATATCGTCGCGGGTTAAAGACGGGTTAGCGGTAGCGAAACGCAGAGCGTCTACTTTAGGTAAGCCATCGCTGGTCCAATGATTCGGGTTTTCCGGATCAAGTTCTAACAATGCTTCAATTAATGTCTTCATTGTTTAATCCTTATTTTTAGGTCACATTAATAACACATGTACCAGTAACACTATCCTTTGCCTTGGACGTTACTGTCAAGTTTGAAGTACCACTGCTTTCGGTTGTGGTCACAGTAATTGTACCGTCCCCGTTGTCTTTAATTGTAGCAGAGGAACCGTCAACTGACGCGCTATACGCTTTGTTTGTAGTTCCGCCTGGGACAAAGTTTATTTTAACAGTAACCGTTTTTACTTCTGAAGTTGTGGTGTCAATCGTAGCAGGATCGAGAGTAATCGAAATTGGCTCCACCTGCAACGATTTTTCCATCAAGTCATGTCGCTCATAACGTTGATAACGCATGGTTGTTCTCCTAAAAAAGAGGGGACATAAGATGTCCCCAAAATACTACAGCGCGGCGTTGAGTGAAGCCTTAGGAACCCTGATACTCACGAGTAATCAGGCGTGCAACTTTAAGCTGCTTGCGCTCAGGGAACGCACGACGCCAGGAATCTTCATGGGCCAGGTTGTTAGTGGTAGCAGCGTTAGACGGACCACCTTTAGCAGTTTGAGCAGCAGCCCAAGCATGGCCAACCGGATGCAGAATCCATTCAACACGGTTGTGAAGAACTTCTTCACCAGCGCCTTGGTTAGCGGCTTCGTCACGCACCACAGCGGTCGGAACTTTCGGTGATCCAGCACCCATTGCAGTTGCGCCCGGGCCGAACAGCCAGCTTTCAAACACACCAGTAGACGGATCGTGTGGCATGGAGTCGTCTTCGATAATACGCAGGCCCTGATAATACTCAAACTGAGTTTCACCGCGAGCATCCGGAATGAAGTCGATCAGGTTCAGCTGACGCATACGGTTACGAACGGTAGAGTGCACCATAATCATGGTCAGACCACGAGCAGCATCACCCATCGTTGCAGTTGCGTTGATGAAGTTAGACGCGGTAAAGTTGGTCTGGTTGTTTACAAATGAAGAACCGGAAATATCGAACGTCAGATCATCGTTATGGGATTTCTTCGCATTAGCAAATACGCCTTTCCAGGTTGCGATGTATGCAGCTTGCAGACGGCGAACCCACCACGCAGACACGCGGTTACCGATAGCGGTCATTGGGTCGTTACCAATCAAAGCTGATACCAGATCCGCAGAACCCCAGGATTTCGAACGGCTCATACGAACCTGAACTTCAGATCCGGTAGTGATGTTTGACGGTTTGGACGGATCGCCTTTATCAACCGCGATATCTTCGTCTTCATCTTTCAGGTCGTTATAGAACGGCTCGTTAAAAGTCAGACCTGCACCAGCAAGGTTAGCAGATAAACGCTCGTCCATTACAACCGCACCGGATTGAATCAGAGCAGAAAGTTCAGCAGTCTGCGTCTGCACATAACCAGTGAAGATCTCAGGGACAATGACATCCTTCAAACGAGTCAGGTCAGTTTCACCACGACCAAATGGTAGAATAATTTTAGATTTAGACATACTTGTCTCCAGGAAAAGGATTGATTTGTTTACTGTTGGTAGCCTTTCCCCGTGGAAGGCTGTTTAGGAACCCGTGTCCCTGATGTGTTGAAACTTAACATCAGGGACGTCGGGATGTCAACTTATTTCTTAGCAGGACGTACAGGCTTCAGAGGGTCTACGCCATTCTTTTCAGCTAAGCGTTTAGCTAAAGATTGATTAGTTTTCCAGAGATTCATCTGCTTAGAGATGTTCCAACCGTCGTGACTGTACGGGTCTTCACCGTGATGACCGCCAGCGCCAGGACCAGATGCACCGCCACCAGCAGAACCTTCAACCCAGTGCGGACGTTTCGGAAGGATTTCGTTCAGCCAATCCGCCGGAGTCAGATAAGGAGTTACACCAGCCCCATCTTTCGTAACCACATTGCCATTCTCGTCGACGGTCATCTGCAACTGTGCATAAGTTACAGCATCTTCGATAGCAGATGGACGCAATTTAGCACCAGAAGCAGCGGCAATAACTGCATCTTTAATCTTCGCTTTAGTTTCGCGAGTGCGGTAACCTTCAATTTCCTGCTTAACGGAATCGCGTTCAGCTGCTACAGTTTGTAATTGACGCTCGAGCGGAGCAAGACGGGCTTTAACCATCTTTTCGATGTCTTCCGGAGTACCTTTACCGTTAGCGGCAGCTTCCAGTTGAGGAATACGATCAAGGTCCGCAAGGACTTCTTCAACCGGACGCCCAAGTGCGCTAATCTGTTGCTTCACCTGACGATGGTCGTTACGTTCTTTTGCCAATGCACTTTCCAGACGACGAACGCTATCAGCAGGGGCTACACCTTTAACTTTTGCAAGAACGTATTTACCGCCCTGCTCTGCGTAAAGAGTTGCAAACTCTGCCGGGATCTCTTCCGCAGATGCATATTCGTATTCCAGTTCCACATCACCTTCACCGCGAGCGCGTGGATTAATTAAAGCCATACCAACACTAATAGCTACAGAACTCTTTTTCATTTCTTATCTCCGTTGTCACCCGTGTGACGTTTTTGGAGCTGAGCCGTCCCAGCCCCGTGTTCGTTAATATAAACCAATCAACTTGGAAGTTGCAACTATTCTTTATCGGAAGCGTCGTCTTCCTTAGGATCTTTGCTTACTTGCTGCTCTGCGTTTAAATCAGCTTTAGCATCATCGGGCAGAGGCCACTTCTTAAGCTCTTCTTCAAGAATTGCCATTTCTTCTTCAAAGCTTAGTGTGGTTAAGCCCTGATCAACAAGCCAGCCATGAATAGACTGCAAACTAATCGGAGCCTTAAGGTTGCGTGCAGTAATAATTTGAACAAAGTCCTGACCGTTAAACATGCTCTTGGTAAATTCAAGATTAGGCTTAACCACAACCTTCTCGGGATCCGCACCCATCCACTTAGCGCAAACCTTCAGCAAGTTCTCCAAACCAGCCGCACCAGTATACGCAATTCGAATCAGGCTAGCTGTACGCGCAGCAATACGCGTTTTCATAGCTTCGCCTGATTCCTGCGTGCTCTTGGTGTTGTTTACCATTTGCCCGGCTTTAATTTGGGCTTCTTGCTTATCCGCTGCTAGTGCGAGACGTTGCTCGGACAAACCGTCACCGCTAACACCTACATATTTAGCGTCACCACCAATAGCAACGTTAATGACAGCGCCAGGGCCAATGCGTTGAGGGGCTTTATCCCCATTCTCCCCAGTACCACCAACAACAACTAAGGTGTCCTGACCCTGCATATGCAAGCATTGGCGGTAATCCGCGTCACTTCGGTACATGCTTAGACAAATGTTAGCAAGACCCAACAATGGCGGCGCTTCCGGTGCTGGGGTAATATCTGTTGTATTGACAAACTGGAAAGGAATTTCATCCAGCGTATTACCTTTATAATAAGGAGCAATCATTTGCCCTTCATCATAATTGGTATTGTTAATAAACAGATGTTGGGAGTAGACCGCTCCACCTGCTACTTCATCTGTGTCCATTGGACCTAATTGTAGAACGCGATAACGCTTCTCTTCTTTCCAGTCAAACTGATTGACACGTACAGGACCGCTTTCATCCAGAACAACCATGTTCAAGTTGATATTGCCCAATTCATCTTTACCATCATCCCAGTTAATAATGGATAAAGCATCATAAACGCTAATATAAGGTCTGTTATTTACATCCTCACCTTTAGGCAAGTCCAGCAGCAGACCCAAACGTCCATTTTTTAACTGCATTTCATTGATGCGACGTAGCAGAGCAATAATGTCTTCACCGTCCGCAGTACACAGCTCCCGCATGTATTCCATTTCAGGGGGAAGCTGAATTGTGGGAGGCTTCTGGTGCAGCAGACCTAAATTGTTTGTAACCGCACTTGAATAATCGTCAGGGAAGTTGGCACGCAGACGATAAGCGAGCCAACGTTGAAAGCCCAAATCATTAGGATTATTCATCCCATCAATAATCATGGAAGCTAAAGGTGGTAGATATTTAACACCTTCTTCCTTAATTTTATCTTCACCCTCATAGCAGTCGTTGCACTTAACCCATGCGTCCTTCCACTTGTCATATAGCGGGTGAGTTGCATCAATACCCATATACCCTCCAGTTAAATACCGATAGTTTTGCCAACACCTGTATAAACAGCTTGATCCAGAACCATATAACGAACTTCATCACCCATATGGTCTTCACATTCCGTATCAACGTCGTCCTGATCTACTTCATCGCGCGGAAGACTTGGAACCAGTTCAAAGAAATAATTACAGTTATCGAAAACATACATTGCTGGGTTTTCACGCGGTCCCGGCAAAGGTTTACCGTTTGCATCTTCCCGCAATGCAGCTTTAAGAAACTCACGCATTTTCTGCCATCCGCGTTTACGCGACCCAGCAGATTTATCACTTCTCTTCCAATGGATACCGTTATACAGCTTGCCGTTAAGACGAATTTTCTTCGCCATTGTTGCAGCGGTGGAGTTATTGTTCTCCAGATCCCAAATGGAGTTATCCGCAGGACCAGGAACTACACGATCGTGTATACCCCAGGCCAATTCCCGCTCCAGTATACCGCTTGCAATTTCTGAGTCCAGCAAATGTAGACCTTCGTTTGTTTTACCGTTGGTCCCATACCATTCGTTAATTCTAAACAGGTCGCCGCGAACCGTGGAGAATGTGGTGCCATCTTCACGCACAACATCCGAACCATCACTAATAGCCCACCAACCGACAGAGAACGGTTTTGAAGAACCCCAGTCGAAAGAACGTGTAATCTTCCAACTCGCTGGAATCGGGAATGGTCGTACTTTGTGAACAGTGCTACGCCACAGATCATCGAACATACCACCGGATGTAATATCCCAGCTCCCGCCCAACCATGCAGCACGCTTGTTCGGGTCTGTGATAGACATAAGTTCTGCAATATATTTTGGACTTAGGTTTTTGTTTTCACGGTACGAACCAAAGATATGGCATTGCGTCGTAACCACATCTTCGTCTTTCTGCGTCCTCGGGTTAAACACTCGCGTAGTCTTCCTGAGTATTTTACCCATCGGTGCAGCGTCAATGAAGCGTTTCTTAACCCAGTTATGCCCCGCACCAAACGGGTTACTGGTAGCAAACACTTCAAGAGGGATATCCGGTAAATATGTGACCGTACCATCTGGATTAATAATTGGGTTATCTTCTGGTAAGAAAGATGAACGGTTACAGGACATCATAGCTTCAAACAAACGCCCGTCCGGATATTTTGTTAATTCGTTCCATCCGATAAATGGGTATTCGTGACCGTGATAAGACCAGTAATCCTTTTCTTTACAAGCAACGCGGAACAGTAGCTCTTCACCTGTAGGCCAAACCCATTTATAATCAGACTTAGAGCTAAGGAATTTAGCCCCGTCTTTAAATTCAGGAAACCAACGCTGGGATTTAGTTACAAGGTCATCAAGGTTTTTATATTCACGGTCGAATATAATACCCTTCCAAAATTTACCGTACCCTACGCCAACGTTCTTACGGAAACGCATAAGCTGGCAGTCCGTTTTTCCAGGACCGCGAGTTCCGTGGTATAGGATAATATCAGCGGGGCAGGATAGAGCGAGTGTCTGTGAACCTGGATGTGGTTTCCAGACTACTCGCGGCATGTTATCAGGTTGTCGGTTTAGCTCCATCTTCAGTCTCTTTAACTAGTCGTTGTTGAGACTCGGATGCAGTTTTTTCCCATTCGTCAATATTTGCTACAGCAGGGACTATCATTACGCCGCCTCTGTTAGTAACATCAATCTTAGCCTTCTTGGGAGCATCCAAATCATAAATTTGTGCAAGCTTGCCCAATGCGGCGACTCTAGCAGCTTGAGAAGATCCCGGTCCTGTATAATGAGCTTCACGTTTTAATGCTTCAATGATATGCTGACGCTCAAGGTCTGCTTCAATGTTAGCTTGCTCAGAAGTACGTTGAACACGGGATCTTTCAATCTCCTTGAGCTTCCATCGAACATAACAGTCCGTGGCAAAGCGTTGGCCAAGCTCCTGTGCAAACATAGCATTGAACCCGCATCTCATGCAAGCGTTAGTCCAATTGTAGTCGAACATGTACTCAGCAACAACTTTGTCACGTATTGCCATCTCTTCAGCGGACAAGCTATTTGCATACTGGATGTAATTCGTCCAGTCACGATCATATTGCTCTTGACTTGCCCCGTTCATGGAAGCCCCCTTTCTTATTGCTATTTAGGCTGAATATAATTGCTTGATCCTACAAAATCAAGCGAAACATTTTCAGCTTCATAGCGTATGATTTCCTTAACCCTCAGTTTACATTCAGTCAGAGCTGTTTCTGTATCCTGCAAACGTTGGATAATATCCCTCGTATAAACCAAAGGATATTTATCAACTTCCCGACATTCTACCAACAGATGTGCTGGAAGTTTTATCTTCACTATCTGCGGCGGTGGTGGAGGTTGTATCTCCGTCGAGCAGCCTGCGCAAATCATCAGGAACACGCTCATTAAGATAAGCTTTGACGTCGGCATTGCTTTTCTCCAGTGCTTTTAATTTGTCCTGAAGCAACCTGTGGTTATGTTGCTCACTTTCAATTGCTGAAGCCAATTTTCGATAGGATTCAGTATCCTTCTCCCGTTGGGATGCAAGAAATACAACAGCTTCGCCCAGCTTTGCATTGTCCCGTTCTACAACGGTTAGTCTTTGCTCAGCATGATTTAAATTAATTTTGCTGAGCTCGTTCTGTGACCACAAGTATGCAGCCACCCCGCATAAAAACACAACCGCGCCGATCATCAAATACTCGATAAACAGACGCGGTTTAGTTTTTATAAAACCGAAGAATTTATTTAGAATCGTTTTCATGTTTGCAGTCCCCTGAATCGAGTTTGATCCCTGTCCGTGAAGCTATAAGCGACGTTAGGGCTTTTAGCGTAGCACGTGAACCTGCCCAAGCAAATAGGCCAGCAAGGCCAAAAGCGAACCAAAGGCTGATGTTAAACTCCCTGTAGATCGCATACATTATAACGCCAAAGAAAGCGGCGGATAAGCCTTCAAGAAATGCAATGCTTGCCCGTACTTTCTTACCAGCGTCTATTGTACGCATGACATAACCGAGAGCTCCCCCAATGAGGGAGATAAACGCAAACCCCGCTAGAACTGCCCAATGTTCGTTGGGTGAATTGAACATGCTCCCTCCAAATAAAAGGGGCTAACGCCCCGTCAGTTAAAGTACCATTGCAATAGCGCGGTTAATTACGTCATCGGTATAGGGCATCATGCCATTTTCATGACGAATGATTGCTTTCACCAATCCTGACATAATCGCCTTGTCGAAGACATTAATCGGATCGTTAGGTTGAACACCAATTGCTTTGGCAACAGAACGAATATACGCTTCCGTATCGTTTTCGTTAGGCGGAGCCCAGCGAGCGATAATTTCACGTACAGTGTCGATGTTTTTCTTACCCACATTGGGCAAGCCTTCACGTTTGGTGTAGTTTGTCAGGATTTTCGCTAGTGCACGAATGCCGTAAATCGGTTGCGTGAATTGAGCAAAAGATTTATCGGTTCGCTTATCAGCAGGAACTAAGCCCTGCCAATTATCACCCCAGCGAATATTGCCTGGATTGTTATTACGAATACCACGAGGTTGAAGTGCCATATCGAGTTCCTCCGCTTGACATGAACCACTCAAGGGTAACAGAGAAACTTGATACGGCGCAAGGAGAATTGATCTAAGGAGATTACCCGTCAAACCACTCGCTAATGTACCAGCTAACAAGGCTTTTTCCACCTTTATCGACCCCGTAGCTGGAGTAAAAAGTGAAGTTATCTGGTTCGTGTTGCAGGATAACCATAAAGTCATGCTGAGTGCTGTCAATAATTGCAATGGCGATTTCCTCGTTATCTGTGATAAAGATTTCGCCACCAATTACAACATGCGTCCCGTGGTCAACTACCTTACTATGATAAGCAGGTGGGATCAGGTGACTGAATGTAGTCATTTAAAAACCCTCAAATGATATTGTATCAACTCCCAGGAATGCGCATGTGGTGTGTTTAATTGCCAACTCAATAGCTTCGCTCGCACTTGCACCAGCAGCTAACGCGCCAGCAGCAAACACACAACCGCTACCCTCAGACCCCCATCCATCCAGCATGGGCTCGCTCAAAGTACCATCATTATAAATAAAATGGCAAGTACCTTCCGGAGTGACAGCAAGACCGCAAGTTTGCCCGTAATCATCATCTTTACTGTAAAGTTTAATATCAGGAAACTTAACAGGTTCCGCGCTATTAAAATAACGCAACACCTGATCGGTAAATGCTGTAAGGCCGCACAAGCCCAGTAAAAACCGTCCACGATGTCCATTCACGCTATGAACTTTCTTATAAGCAGTCACAGCTTCCCCGCGCATAACTCCACGGTCCGCAGCTAATACTTTTCCATCGTAAGCAATGGTTGTCATTTAATTTTCCTTTGGTCTTGGATAATAACAATACATAAAACAAACAGAATAAGACAGATGCACAGTCCTGTACTTGCAAAGATTCGGATAACCGTGGAAGGTTGTTCGACTACTGTATAGGTATAAAGTCCAGCGAACATTAACGTCGCAAATAAAAACAATCCGGCGTATAGTTTGGTCATTGTGTACCCCTCTTATTCGATGGGTACACAATACAATGAAGGGTTATCTGATAGCAAGGTTTTTAATTAAGCACAATCTCAACGTCTTTAACCCAAGTATGAATGATAAATGCTCCTGGCTGTTCAGGATCTTGATCCGGGCCAACGTAGAACTTTTTACCTTCCCAACCTTTAATCGGGTCATGTACAATAAACTTGTGATTGCTTGTATCGATCACAACCTGATGCAGTGCTCCAGGAACATTGAGACTTGGGACAGTGCACAAAAACAAACCACCCATGTATATAGTTTCACGCCCACCGCCTACAGAACAGATGTGGTCAACATTGTTTTGTACTAAATATTCGGAAATTGTTATTTCCCAGTTGTTGTAATATCGATCATGAAATTCCGCAATTACTTCTTCTACAGGTCTATTAAGGATCATTGCCAGACACGCAGAAACGCATGTATTCAATGTTGGTTGCTTGACGTGTTTAATCATTTTACGCCTCGTATATGACTTCTGGCTCGTTATTATAAGGACGCAGCAGCAAACGCGCTACCAGCGCCGTACGCTCGCTTAACCCTTGCGGATGCACAAACCCAACAAACTGGTAGTGACAACCGCGCAGGTGGTGCAAGCTTTTAGCACAATGACACGCTTCCAAACGAAGTGTCTCGCCCGACTGCCATTTAACCACAATGGTGGAACTCGCGGTCATGTTAATTTCTACGTCACCAATATCTATTTGAAGACGTAAAAGATCTTCTACAACATTACGGACATAGACAAGGATCTGTGATGTGGGCATAACAATAAGCCCGTTCCAGTCTTTCCCGCGCCCCAAGCCGCAACGACGTGCGAATCTTGCTATCAACTGCGTTTCTGTAACTTGTTTCACTTCAAAAGACTTCTTCAGTTGGCAGTCTTTGGATTCGTCCATTGCATCAACAATAGTTTTAACGTCAGCCATTATTTACTCCGCTAATGTGTAAGGAATACCGGATGCTTTAATCCGTCTGTACATGTCCATAGTACCAGCTCCGCCAGGAAACACAATAGCGTGATCTGGTTTAGGATCAGTATCCAGCATTAATTGGTTTCGGTAAGCGCCTGCTTGTGCATTATAAGCACCCTTGGCGTTATACCGTATCTTGGTATTTGGTAAGGAAAGATTGTCCCACGGGGCTGGGAACGCTTCTGTCTTAATACCGTTGCGCTCTGCCCAATGTGCGCAAATCCGGTCAACACCGTCAGCGTCACCGTGGCGAAGTGTGGTTATCCTTCTTTGCATATGCAGCTTATCCAATTGAGCGTAAATATACTCCACATGCTTAAAATCTCGGCCTCCGGTGACGACTAATAGCATTATTTCTTCTCCAATGGTTTCAACATTTCGTCAATAAAGCCTTTCCAATATTTGATATTTTCTTCAATCACCAATAACCTCCTTAAAACGGTTATACAAATCACGATAGAACAAAGGACCATATTTATTACGACGCAGGAAGTCCTTTGCTACAGCTTCCAGAGCTTCGCAACGATCACGCAACTCTTGAGCCTTCTTCTCGGTATGTGCCCACACCTCTTCGCTGCTCACACCAGGCGGGTTCATTGCACCAACAATTTGACGCAAACGAATATAAGAATCGGATAGTGCGTGCTCAGCAGCACGCATGTTGACAAGATCCGTTTCAGCATTTTCGGCGCGTTCTTCCTGAGCACGCCATTCAGCTTCTAACTGGTCAATGCGCATGTCACGATAGCCCAGCTCCGCAGCGATATCACCTTTGCTATGCAAACCTTCGGATGTCATTGCCATAACATGACGGGAGTAATAACCACCAGCTTGATCCAGCTCCCAAGCATCGCGCTCACGATATAAACAATCACACTCCACCAGAATAGGCTCACCCCACGGTTGAACTCCACCACTATCAACCATTCCCGTTCCGTTACATTTTTGACAGCTCATTATTATCTCCACCTGTTATAGTCATCACATTTATATTCATACTCAGTAATAAACTGTGGATACATTGACATAAAATTACCTTTCGCATCGTAAACATTGTTCCAAACAATATATTCCCGGATGTTACCAGTACGTTGACAGTTTTGCCGCTCCATTTCTTTGGAGTCTACGATTGCAAATACAACAAAGGCAAGTATAACGCCTAGTATGATGAGTATTTTCATGGGTTAATCCGATATTCTTTAATTTCCCTTAGCGTATCGCGCCAATCACTACCTTCAATGTCAACTTCACCGCAGTAGCGGACATGCAAACCGTATACTCCAAGCATCCATTGCTTACCAGATTCATAGCAAGAAGGTTTGGCGTCATAACAATGAACTTTACCGTCTGCGTCTACAGCAATAAAGTTTGCCCAGGGCTCAACAGGGACAGCAGACCCGTAATAGTCTGTAAATACTTGCGTCTCTTTGTTAACAGAAGGAATTGCGTGTCCAGTTTCGTCCATTCCTAAATACAGCATAACAGCCTCCAGATAATTAAGGGCTCCGTAGAGCCCATTATAGATTGATAATTATACTTGTCCTATATTTTCTGCCATTCACGAACAGTTTCTAGCATAGATTTATAATCGTCATCCCAATCATAATTCTCAACATCCTTTTGAAGTTTGGCAATCATTTCTTCAAAGCTGTTAGCTGGTAAGTAACTTTCACCAAATTCAGCAAGACGTTTCTGATAATCGGGACTTTCCTCATCATCCCAGCCAAATTCAGCTTGAAATGAATCGCAACCAGAGCATGATCCATAAGACCCTTCGCAAACTCCCAATACACCATCTTTTCTTATCAGGGCAAGCCATTCACCCTGATAACAACCAAACTCAACAAAATCTAATACTTCGCATCCAGCAGCTTCTAATGCTGACACATAAGACATTCTTCCTGCTCCTCTACATATTTAGTGACACATTTTTGAAAATTAAGAACGATATTTTTCTCTTTTACGGAGTGAAATTTAACACGTTCCGGGCAGATAATCCAGCCTTCAAAACGTTGAGTAGCGTCATTCCATGCTGCCCGACCATAATACCCGCGATATGGGCCTAATCGCATTGCATTTACCTCTGTAACCACATTGCTGGAGGTGCTGGTGTGGCGCTTGCACTGGTGTCGCACATAAATACCTCCTTGATGCTCTAAAACAGGTGGGAATTGATAGAAATTGGTTGCATCCGCTTAAAGATGGTAGCTATGGAGCAGCTACAAGACGAATTATACGTTGACGACTCAGAATTTACTACCAAAATCCATATATTTAGAAAGGATGAGCGCAATATATTCAAAAAGAAGGTAGGTGGGGTCATGGATGTAGGTGGATAGGGATGTGACAGGTGAGATTTAGACAAGGACTTACTATCAGGATGGACAGGGCACGCCCTACCGATCCAAGTACCTGGAAAAGGATGGGTCGGGTGGCGCGGCTGGGCCTGTGCGGGTCGTTGTGCGCTGTGCGAGCTGTGCGCGACGCTGTGCGCCTGTTTCGCCCGAGCTAATGCATTACCATTGTTTTTGTGCTTTAGCTCGTTAGCGTGGCGCTGTGCGCGTTACAGCTCTCTGCCGAGCAGCTCGCTTGGCTTCGTAGCGGCGATCCATGTCAGCGTCGTACTGGCGATTCCATTTAGCATCGCTAACTTCGCTTACGATCAGTGCCAGCAGCGGGGTTACGACACACAGTACCATCAGTATTAAGATTAACATTTTGTTTACTCCGTTGTTTGTTGGTATGTGTGTATTATGGCACTAGACGCATCGTGTGTCTAGGCATTTTGTGCTATTAGCTGTGCATAGAACTCGCGCCCAGTCTGCATGGCTTGCGCCCATGTGGTTTCCTCGTACTCCATGCGCATAACCTGCAATAATAGCGCGTGCTGTGCGCGTGTGAGCTTGTGTTTAGCCTGTTGCATATTACTTCCCCTTTACACCTACGAAGAAGGACAGTTTTAATTCCCGCATTAATACTTTACGCGCTTCTACAATACCCTTGTCTACTGCGACGTATGCAGCTTCCATAGCCGTATCGTATACAACGCGTTTAATAGCTGCATTGTCTAACCCTTGCAAACCTGCCCTAAAGCTGTCCAGGGAAATGCATTGCTTGTTACCGTTACGGGCTACGACAGTCCCTTTATCGAGGTTAACAATAATATCTTTTTGGTTGTGCATATGGTCGAATGTGGACATTGTTACTATAGCCATTTTTAAATACCTTAGTATTGTTTCGATGTGTTTAGTATCGTGCAATAACGCATTTATGATTAGGCCTTTTGTGCTATTTATGAAGTGTTTTGCGTCCACTTATATATGCATGTGCGCGTGCGCGAATACTCCCATTTATGTAATGCTAGTTAGGCCGTTAGTGCTAAATATGCAAGACAAGCATAATTTTCGCTAGATACAAAACAATTCTAAAATAGCACTTTTGGCCTATTCAATATCAAGATGCAAGGCTATTATTACTTCAACAAAGCAATACTGCTTAACCACATTGAGGGTTACATCATGGAATTCAAATTAGTGGAACTTGCGTCCGGTAAAATCGCTGGTTATGTATCTGCTCCAAGCTGGGAAGAGGCTGAAATCTTCTTAATGGGTCAGTTTGACATGTACATTAGCGACATCTACAAGGAATACGATTTAGTCCAAATTAAGTGATTTATATCTTGCCTAGTTGATCCGACTGGGCAATAATAAGTCAACTTAAACAAAACGAGGATTACATCATGGCTACTAGCGTTACTACCAAATATCTAGCACCGACCAACACCAAAAGCGCTCGCATTGTTGTCAAAGGATTCGGTCGCCGCAAAGTGTATAGCTGGGACTATACGCAGGACGTACAGCACAATCACCGCTACGCTGCTTACCAGTTTATTAAAGCGTTAAACGACGAACTTTGTGTAAATTATGCCATTCAAGCTTTTGCTAGCATGGACATTGCAACCGTCGATTACGTAGCAATCGTAGCATAAGTTTTCTTATACACTGCTCATCATTACGGTGGGCAGTAATAAGCAAACTAATATTAACGAAAGGAGATATATCATGTCTAAAGTAACTCACCGCGAACAGGATAAAATGCGCTACACCATGAAAACCAATGCACGCCGCGCTCTTAAAACCCGCTGGGGTCAGGTTGCACGCGACGCGCACGAACAGCTAATCCATCAGGATGATATCGGTTTTTACATCGTCGAGAAGGAAGTGCTTCAGGTACTGCGCGACCACGAAAAAGCGCAACAGCCGGAGCAGAAAGTCCCGGCACCGACCGCCGCACCTGCCGCAAGCGTCTCGGTACTGCGCCCGATGGTAAATCCGGAAATTGTCAAAAGCTGCCTCGAAGCTTTGGAGCAG